TACCCATACCAAACTGACCACCATTGGATGTTGGTCCTACACAGCAGTGCCAATATGCGTTACATGAAGTTGACCAACTAGTGTTAGCATGACCACATGCACCACCATAAGCACAGAAATTACTCAAGTTATATCCATTAACATATGATGAACAACCAATACATCCACAACAATTTCTAGAGAGACATGGATATACACCACCTGCACAGACTCTATACTGACATCCTGCAACAGTATCAATCATGACACTATTGTAGAATCCACCGCCTGCACCTCTATAGTGGTGGCAACGGTTGCATGAACATGCACCAGAGCCATTACCACCAGATCCCCAAGCTTGAATCCAGAGTTTCTTAACTCCAGTTGGTACAGTCCAAAGACAGCAACAACCACTAGAACAACGACACATTGTACCGTAAAACCACTTTACTCCAAATGTGGAAGTTGGGGATGTGGAGAACTTGGCAGCAGTTAGGATGCCATCATCCAACTGATCTCCTTGAATTTTTTTGTAACTTAAATAGTCAGCCATTGATTCCCTCTATTACATGTATGTGAGTCTTACGAGTCCAGATCCACCTGTACCGCCTTGTCCGCAGCATCTCTCACAATATGAAGTCATTGCACCCTGTCCACCTGCACCATATGGAGAGGTCCAACAACCGCAACGAATCCAGCAATGTGAAGAATACGTTTTATTACCGACTCCAATAAATGGAGCACCACTAGAACAAGTTTGGGTGACAGATAGTCCGCAATGGCAGCTCCAGTGACCACTGAATCCAGGCCAATGTGCATTCATTCCAAAGTCACTATTATAACTTCCAGGTTGAACGCAACAAGAAATTGTTGAATGACAGAGGTTGGACCAATCTGTATTAGCCTCTCCTCTACCACCACCAACTGCACAGAAGTTACTCAAGTTATATCCATTAACATACGATGCACATCCGTAACATCCTACACATTCTCTAGAGTAACATCTGTAAACTCCAGCAGCGCATACTGTATATGAACATCCTGAGTTTGTACTGATTGTTTTGGTTGTGAAGGAACCTCCACCAGCACCTCTGTAGTGATGACATTTTCTGCAGGAACAGGCTCCGTGTCCGTTTCCTCCAGCACCCCAGAGTTCCCAAGTTAGTTTAGCAACTCCTGATGGCACTGTCCAATTACAGCAACAACCAGCAGTACAAGCTCCTGGTGAACCGTAGAAAGTTTTTACACACCAAGAGGGTCCAACACCAGTTGCAAGTTTTTCAATGGTGATGGACCCATCGGGAACCTGGGCCGCCGTGACTTTTTTGTATGATCTATAGTTGGCCATTTACGATCCTAGATTAGTTTTATTTAGACGAAGGATAAAGAAAAATCATAATAAAGATAGTCACGTATCAGACGGAGAACAGTCTCCAACCGTAGGAGTCACCCGAGAAGGTGAGTTCAAATGCCGCACCCTCAAGAGCAACAGTCATATTAGCAGAGTCACCCTGAATCAGTTTTCCATTACGTCCAACAATTAAGTTGTTAGAATCAAATGTCTTCGCAATGTCATAGAATCTAATGGTATCTCCGAGATTAGGAGATGCGGGAAGATCTAGAGTGACTTGACCGCCAGTGGTATTGACAAAGTAAATGGCGCCAGATACAACTGATCCAGAAGTAGTCACGGTAGAATAAGATTGAATTCCAGGTTGAATCCAGGCAGTTCCGTTGTAGTACTCAAGAGCACCGAGATCGGTGTTAAATCTTAGAGCACCAGTGTTGAACTCTTCATCAACGCCACCAGGTCTTTGAGCGGTAGTACCAACTGGAGGAGTCATAGCCTTGGTTCCCATCGAACCATGGCGGAGGAATCCAGCAACTGCAGCCTCAGTAGGACATGCACTGTTGGACAGACCAGACATGAATTCGTCAGAGGAGAATTCGTTAATTGCCTCACCGACCTGACCACCAATTGCACCCAGTCTCAGTTCAGTCAGACCAGACAGGTTGAACGCGGAGGCGTCCAAGGTAGCGCGACCAGTCAACTGGTCAACGGAGAAGAATTGACCAACTCTGAAGTTACCACCTTGGTCAGTAGAGACGAAGAAGACTTTACCAGGACCATAATAGTTGGTCTCATTACCCTGAATAATTCTAGTTTGATCAACATCAGGATAGTTGGTTTCTGCCTTACTACCAGTACCAACACTCAGGAAGTCGTGACCTGTTAGGCGGCACTGTGAGAAGAGAGTTCTAATAGTAACAGTAGAACCTGCACCAGTAACTTCTCTGGTATCCCATGTTCCAGTAGATTTCTCTGGGGAAATGGTCAATGTAGCACGTTCTGGATATGTTATGGTTGCGATGCCAGTCGTCGTGTAATACGTGTACGTAGACGCGGCAGAGACATTTGTAATGGTATTGATAATATAGAAGAGATCATCATCACCGTAAGAAGTTGTGGAGAATCCAAGTGCGTCACCAACCAATAGAGTTGAAGAGATATTATCAACTTCAAGGATTGTACCCTTTTGTCCACTGATAGAAGATGTAACACCAGACATCGTGATGGAACCAATACCAGCACCATTTTCACCACCTGCACCGAACCAGACAACTTCACCATCTACGAATCCAGTGGTTCCAAGACCAACCGAACCGTAACCAGGATGATACTTGAAGTAGATCTTATCTGCAGCAGTTTGGTCATTCAGGAACCATCCACGAGCACCAGATGTTGCACCGAACATGGTAGCACCGATTGCCAGTGTACCTGCCTTAGTAGCGCCATTAACGGACATCAGGGAACCAAAGACTCTTGCGGTTCTTGGAGTCTCCTCAGTGGAGAAACCAGATGCAATAACACCATAATCACCGTAGGAGTTGTTACCACCAACGGAACGGATTCTAGATCCACCACCAGAGTAGTAACCCCACTGACAGTAGTATGTGAAGCAGGAGACAATCTCAGCGATTGCACTCTTATCAAGGATGAATCCAGCACCATCGGAAGATACCTGGGTGAAGGAGTCGAAGACCATCGATTTTGCACCCTCATCGTGGATGCCACCGTCACAGAAGACGCCGACTGCACCACCACCGAAGCGACCATAGTCATAAGCATTGTCCGAGAATACAGTACAATCCTTGACGTAAGGTGACTTGTTATTGATTGGAGAATCTGGGTTTAGAGCACAAACAACACCACAAGCGGTAGTACCAATACCAGTTCTTAGGTTGGAATTATCGAGTACATAGGGTGCTTGTGGATCATAATAGAATCCTTCCATTCCTTTCATGGAAAGCGCCTGAAGCGTAGTTGCATCAGACATTTGGAACATCTGAGATCTGTTGTTAGGAGTAACACTGTCGTCAGAAATACCAGAAGCAGGTAGAACCTGAGTACCTCTCAGAGAGTTACCGACAATCGAGGTGAAAGGAGGAACCTTGATTGGCAGTTGCTCATAGAACTGAGAAGCAGATAGTTTCAGAATAGCAGGAGTCAAGTCAGTTAGATGACCACCTCTTACATATGTGTGGTTGATAGTAGAAATACCAACGTTAGTTCTGATGGTGTCAGAGTCAATAACCTGAAGAACCTCAAAGTAAGACTTGGAAACCTTATCAGGATAAACAGTTGTAGTAACACCAACGAATGCAGTACCACCAGAAACGTAGAGGTAATCAGTCTGAGAAGCACCAACGTTAACTACGATAGAGTTCGCATCAGGAACAGCCTGTACTGGGAACTGGAAGGTAGATGCCTGAGTGTGAACTGCAGGGAACTTACCGTTAATTGTCTGAGAAGAACTTGCAGTACCAACGTTAACTGTGATGGTGGTAGTTGTTGCAGCAGTAATTGACAGAGCAGTGTTGTATGCAGGGTCAGGAGAACCATCACCAGCAGTTGCTCTTGGATATGCGTGGTCGGTTAGATAACCGTCCATGGAACACTTGAAGATCAGACCTTCGGTGAGGAGTTTGACCGATGTGCCAACATCAAGTTGGTGAACACCGATGTTCATTGTGATGTCACCAGTGTTCTGGTTATATGTTGCATCACTAACATCGAAGTTTACAATTGGAGAAGGTCCAACGTTAACTGTGAAAGTGTTTGCACTAATCGAACTGATTGGAAGGTTGACGCCATATGCGGGGTCAGTTGTTCTTGGATATGTCTTGTTAGCAGTACCACCATCCATCTGACAAGTAAATGTCATGGAGTTAGCGTCAAAGCTGATGGTGTCACTAATCGACAAACCGTGAGATCCAACGGTGATAACCAGATCACCACTGGTTGCGGAGTAAACAGCGTTTGTTGGAGTTAACTGAGAACCTGCGAGAGATCCAGTAACAACGTTGACTGCACCAGTTTGAGCAGCAACAAAGTTGTGGATGTAATCACCACCAGTGATAACTGCATCATCCAATGCACTGGAGAACTGGTGATCGAAGTTTGCGTTACCAGTGAACGAAACACCAAGGTTTCTTAGTCTTACAGTAGCACCGATTCCGATTTCTGGAGCAGCACCAAGACCAATAGCCGTGATAGTTGCAAGACCAACAGACTTGTTGTAGGTCATGCCCAGGATGTTGAAGACATTACCACCAGACAGACACTCAAACTCAATCTCAGCCAACTGGATAAACGTACCAGTGTTAGCCAATCCGTGACCAGGAGATGTGATTGTCGCAACACCAGTGGCAGCTGTATAATCGAAATCAGTAATAGCGTTATCAGGACGTGCAGAACGACAAGCCTGTTTAATTGTTCTAAATGCTAGGTTAGGTGCAAGACCATTATTTGTATCAATTCCATCCTCGGAGTCAACATAGTAAATTCTAGTCTGGTTACCTACAATTTCGTATCCAGGTAGTCCATTAGACTGAACTGCAAGAGCATAACCAGTAGAACCAATACCGATTCTAGCCGGACCACCGTTATAGGTAAGAAGATCACCCTTGGTGTTCAGAGCAGCAGCGGAGTCACCAGCAGCCAGTGTCTCCCAATAGGTTCCTACACCAGCAACTGGGTTAATATTTACGAAGGAATTGCCAACCGAGACATAGGAGTTAGATCCATATCTAACAACATGACCTGGGTGATATGCGAATGTTGTAGAGAAATTACCAACGAAATTGAATCCTTTGACCAAAAGATCCCATGTTGTTGTGCCATCTCTAGCAGCATCACCAATACTTCCCAAACCAACTTGAATTGGAGAAACGTTAGTAGTAACACCAACCTTGTGGCGATATGTATTACCACCATAGAGGACCATATCGCCTCTATAGTATGTACCCTCGGTATATGTGATTGCCGCACCAGCAAGGCCATCAGCAAGAATATTCCACTTGCTACCTGTTCCTAAACCGATGAATTGTGGTGGAACAAATCCTGCTACGGAAGTAGTAATTGCAACATAGGACGATCCGTTGTAGTTAACAACGTCTCCTTTTTGATAATCTTCATTTAGGTCCCAATCTCCTTCCGCATTAAATCCTGCGACATACTGAACAACCTTCGTTTCATCGATAAACGTACCAACAGAAGTGTGTGCATCAGTAACACGATACACTACGTTAGCATAAGTGACGAGATCGTTGACTCTGTAATAAGTATCAGTAGCCCATTCGCCTCTTTGCTCCAGACCCTCAATATGTAGATTCCAATTTCCAAGGTCGGTATAGAAGTTAGCAGTGCTTGCCGTGGAAGTGTGGTTAGCGACCGCTACATAAGTATTGCCACCAAACTTGGCGATGTCGTCAATCAGGTAGGATTTGGAAGGTGCCCAGTTGCCCGTCCAGTTGAATTTTACTCTTCCAAGTCTAAACTCAGCCATTGTTTCTCCTTTTTAATTATTATTTGGGTCCGATAGAGTTGTAATCATAATCTGGTCCGTTGAACCTGATGACGAAAAAACCATCATCATCTATGTAATAATAGAGGTTCCTTCTGTCAAAGCGGATCTGTTGATATTTATCATTCGGATCATCTAAAGATTTTTTTTCAGTAGCAATATCATTACGGATGACTGATGTTTTACCAACACCAACGTCATATGTACCGTAATCAATACCGTCACCAAACTCGGGAATTGCCGTTCCGTCGTTACGATAGAACTCACCCAGTTCAGTAGATGCAGCACTAACCTTGGAGAAGTACAGCATGTTTTCTGCATCTCTTCTTAATGCATATACGAAGAAACCAGATGATTCTGATGGTTCAAAACGACCAGAAATAGAATTACTTAGGGTTAATGCCATAGTTAGCTGCCTCTATTGTTGAACACTTTCCAAAGGCTTCCATTCCAAATGAATGTTACGGAAGCTCCAGATACATCCATAATAAAGGGTGAGCTTTCTCTAACGAGATGTCCGTTCTCAAAAGATTGATCCGAGATAATATTTACTGGATTGATACTCATAAAATTACCAAAGTCTTCAATCCAAACCCAGTCACCCACTGCACGGGGGGTTGGAAGAGTAACATTCAGTCCTGTTGGACTATATGTTGAGTCTACCGTATATTTTTGGTTAGTACCAGTTACGGTGTCACCAGCAACGTAAGTCCATCTCGATTTTGAAAGTTCAAAACCTCCTGGGGTTGCACCATCATGAACAACAGCAACATTTTTATCTGTATCAACAGTAATTTCAGCAAGGGCTCCAGTGAAGTTAAAGTGTTCAGCTGTAGTTCCCTTTCTAAATTGAACCTGCTTTGTCATGATTCAAAACTCATGAAAGATATGCTTCTGATTTATTTATAAACTTAAATGATAGTAACGTATACGCGAGACGGTTCAAATGCCAAGGTTTCCGTGACTGCATTCGAGAAGAAGTTTGCAACACCGATGCCGACATATGTGGATCTTGCATATGCTTCTTCTCCAGAGTCGAATCCAAAGAGAGATCCTTCTCCAATAACTTCTGGAAAAGTTCTTCGGACATTGACACCACCACCGATTTTGAATAAAATCGCAGTGTCTTTGCCAATATGTGGGGTATAATCGACTTCTGGATGAATAAGAGGTCGTCCAAAAATTGTAATTTGACCAGAAGTACCAGGATCCTTGTCGTCTCCATAATATCCATAAACTTGGATCGGTTTTGTGTCGCCAATTCCAGAGAATGTGAGTTGACCAGAAGTACCAGGATCCTTGTCGTCTCCGTAATAACCATATACAGAATTGAGAGCTGTTTCTCCATCTCCATCGATATTGAAGAGAATTGTATCTGATCCAGAGCCACTGACAAATTTTTCTGTTGCAGATCCAGAAAGAGTAGCAATTCCTTTTCCGACAACTGAAAGTTGCGCCTTGATGCTAGATTGTCCTGAGAAAGAAATGTCTCCAAATCCAGTTTCTGCAGGTGTAAAGTCAATCTGTGGATGTGTAAGTTCACCAACAACTGTGATAGTTCCAGATGTACCAGGATCTCTATCATCTCCATAGTAACCGTAGACTTGAATTTCTCTGGTATCGGCAATTCCTTCGACATCGAAGAGAACCGTAGTAGCATCTGAAGGAATGACAATAGATTCCGCACCACTGGAGAAGAAACTGAATGTGCCTCCAGTTGCAATAGAAAGAGTAATTCCAGTAACAATTTTTTCTGTATTGTAGATGGAAATCGTTCCACCCATGTCGTCCTTGAGGGCGACAAGTTTTTGTGCCTCTCCAGAAACTGTGAATAGAACTGTATTGTCTGGAGTCTGGAAGGTACTTGGAGCATCTGTTGTTCCAGATGCAGTAAGTGTACCAGAACCAACATAATCGAAGGTTCTTCTTTCGTATAGAGCAGAGAACTTGAAGAGTTCTCCCGTTCCAATTTCTCTGAATGTTGCAGAAAGATCGGAATATGCTCCAGAGAGGTATGCAGTTCCAACACCGATATAATCTTCGAGAGATCTGATTTTGATTCCTTCCTGAGAAGGATCAATCGAAATAACTCCAGATGTACCAGCACCAGGATCTCTATCATCTCCGTAATAACCAAAGACCTGAATTGGACGATTTGGAGCAATTCCCTTGAAGGTAAGTTGTCCAGGACCACCAAATATTGCTCCAGGAGAGAAACTTTCGATAAGACCCGTCTCTCTTCCAGAACTGATTCCTTGAGCTGCGGTGTGAACACCGAGAATGTGAATAGTACCAGAGGTAAAGATTGGTGCGTTTGTACGACCAATAGCTTTTCCACTGAGAGAAATAACGCCAAGACCATCATAATTTGGAACAAATCTGGTAGTGACAATACCAGGATTACCATATTCTCCAGGAGAACTTCCAGGGTTAAGAGTAATGCCAGTCTCAATACCGATATTTCTATCAATACCGTAATGTGGGGTGTAATCAATCTGTGGATGAACCAGTTGACCAACCAAACGTAATGTAGGTTTGGTTGCCTGAGAAGCATAGGTAATCGAAGGTGTAACATCTTCTCCACTGAATACGTGGAGATATGTTCCTTCTGGGGGATCCATAGAGGATCTCTCAATTGCCGCACCAGAGAAGGAAAGAATTCCAGTTCCAATTTCAACAAATTCGACTCTCTCAACACCATCACCAGAGAAGTATGCGGTTCCAATTCCAACTTCGCTGAAGGTTACCGATTCATCTTCTGCTGCACCAGCGATGGTGAGAAGAATTGTATCTTCTGGAGTCTGAGCAATAAACTTCTCTGGAGAAGTTGTTCCAATAAAGTCGAAGAGAACGGTATTTCCGTCCGAAGTAATAAATCTCTCTCTTGCAGTACCAGAAGGAACAATAGTACCAGAACCATTCCATCTAGGAATGAATCTAGTAACCGTAAGGGTTGGTGGTTGTTCAATATCAAGATTTCCGAATGGTTCTCTTGTTATCGAATCAGTAGTAGCATTGATGAATCCAAAGTCATCGTAACCGCCATCAATATCCTGATCAATAAATCCAGGATAGTAGGGATATAGATATTGGTCGTATGCCTTACCACCTGGGATTGGAGTACCTTCGGTGATAGTGCCAAGATCTTCAGATACAACAGTTGTTGAGAAATCAGCAGAATAAGATTCTGTTTTGTCGAAACTTGGGAGAACAGTGGTTCCGCCAGTGCTCTGGTCATAAGTTAGACCGCTGTTACTGAAGAGTACATCTTGGTCGTAAGTATTTGTCTCATCATCAAAGGTTTCGACATTAGATGCAGTACCAGAGAAGTTGAGACCCATCCCATATGCAGCTGCACTGAGAATCGATCCATAATCCTCATCCTGAGGACCATAGTAGATGGAAGACTCATTGTAGCTCTTAACAAAGTTCTCATTGATAAGTCCACCGCCAATTGTGGTGAGAACCAGATCCATATCAGGATCAATGATTCTGAGATATGTCTGGAATTCTTCTCTACCTTGACGGAATGTAGCAATACCAACACCAGTGACGGCAGGACTGAATCTAATATCAGCCGTTCCACCAATATAGACATCACCAAGTAGTTCAGGTGCAACTGCTCTTGTGATCGAATCACGAACAATTTCGGCAGATCCAGTGAGGAATCTAAAGTTACCGTCAGTTCCTTGAGGTTCAATAAATGGAGTGATGGACTCTTTAGCAGAACCACTAAGAGTAAGTTCTCCTTCGAGACCAAATACTGTACTCTGTGGAGCCTGACTGAAGAAGTTGTAACCAAAGATATTGATACCAGCCTTGTAGGTGGCAATACCAGTAATACCTGAAGATTCGTAATCGAATGTTCTTTCCTGACTGGAATCTTCGGATAGTCTGAAGGTTGCAATACCCGTAAATCCAAGTGTCTGTTTGGTGAGAGACGACTCTCCAACAGAGAATGTATCTGTACTTGGATAATGCTGACCACCAATTTGAATGTAATTGAATGGAGAAAGAATATCTCCAAATACGAGAGAAGTGGTTGCAACTTCTCTGATATAACCCCAATCTTCAAACTCGGTAGCCGCGTTGGTAATGAGACCCCAATCTTCATCTGGGAGGATAATATCTCCTTTAGCAGATCTGAAGTGTGGAATAAATCTAGAATCCAGTGGATTGCCAGCATCTCCACCGATATCGAATAGATTTACATTTTCTTCAACAAATGTCCTTTGAATGTTTGTTGCTTCTCCAGATACGGATAAAGTTGCCGTATTTGTTGGCGGAGTATCCGAAAGGAGTACAGAACCAAATCCAATTGGTCTGATGGTAACCTTACGTTCACCAGCCTGCCAGATGATCCTATCATCAGCAGATCCAACCTGATTGAACAGTACCGTATTATCAACAGTTGCAGGTACAAATGCTTCTGCAGCAGATCCACTGAAGGAGAACTCACCTTCTTCACCGAAGATTGTACTCTGTGGAGCCTGACTGAAGAAGTTCTCTCCAGTAACATTGAATCCACCAGAACCTGCATATGCAAATACCTGATCGACATCTTTCTCTGGATCGAGTTCTCCAATAGAGAATAGAGATCCAAGACCAAGATATGCGAATGGAATTGACTCTTGAGCTCTGATACCAGTTGCCTGGTAATCGTGCATAAAGAGTCCACCACCCAGTTTCCTTTCAATGAATCCACCATCTTCGGTGTCAATTGGGAAGGTTTGTCTGAGATCATAGGTAATACTAGTAATACCGTAATGATCCCACTGAGCACTGCCACTTGAATTATCTTGTCTAAGTCTATAGAAGTAATTTCCTCTATCTGCTGCAGCAAGAGGAATCGATACTTCTTTGAGAGAATTGAAAGAAGTGTCATTAAATGCAATGACGGTATCAAGTCTTATCCAACTACTTCCCGTCCATCTATCGAGATATAGACTTTCCTGAACAGTGTCTGGATCTTCACCACCATTGACATCATTACCTCTAATGGCAATGAATTTGATGTATTCGGAATCTGTAGTATCAAATCTCCAATAGAACTCTCTAGCTCCGCCAGCATTACCGAACTTAACATGTCTTCCGATGTTAAATCCACCAGTGGCACCAGTTCCAGAACCACTATCTAGGATGGATGTTCTACTGTAAACAACCTCATAGTTGGACAGATCATCTGGAAGAATATCAACTGGGAGAACTTTTTCTTGAGTAGATACGGTAATATCACCGTAATCTTCATATCCAAGTTGATCATCATCACTAAAGGATCTATCCTTCTTCTTAGTGATGATTCTATCGAAGGTTAGATCTTCAGTATCGGAGAACCTACCTCCCGATGTATTAAATACGAATCCGTAGTTTTCGGCGTCAAACTTAGTATCTGGATCCAGACTATAGTCATAGATGACGCGATCATGAGCCTTACCCTTGACTTTTGCGACATTTTTAATGACCGCAATGAAATCGTCTGGAAATTGGGTAGAGTTGTATCCACTGAGGGTAAGAGTACCTGAAGCGTCCCAGGGATACCTGTTAAACTTGGCTGTCGCTCCTTCATCAGAAAGTTGAGCGAGTGTACCAGATCCGATTTCGACGAATGTATTAGATTCGTGAGCTTGTCCGTAAATGGACGGAGATGGTCCTGCGGCACCCAAATCTGGGATGACCAGTCTCTCCAGACCGCCACCAATCTCGAAGAGGCTTCCAGACCCTCTCCAAGGGGTTACATATGCTACTTCTGCAATATCTTCTATACGGAATAGTCCACCACCAGGAACTTGTGGAGAAATTAGTGGTTCTGCTTCTCCACCAATGTCCAACTTACCAAATGGTAGAACATCAGCAAGGTCTGTAATTAGACCAAAATACCAAGGATTAAAATTATCTTCACCGCGATCATCGTCAGCGGTGTCTGAAATGTTGCCATAGTCAGCCGTTATCGTCGCAGAAGCGGTTACCGAACCTGCATCTTCCGCAACGAATACATCTACCTTATTTTCATCGTAGACATAAACGGCCATAGTTTAGTTCTATTCATTAGATGAAAAAAAGGGATTGCCCAATTATAAAGCAATCCCCACCATGACGAATATTTTATTGTATATGCGTATCAGTCAAGTGCGACGTTCAAGGTGATCTTAATTTGGTCACCATTGTTCTGAATGTTGTATGGACCATTTGTGAATCTCTCAGCGTACATAATGCTGGAGTAGAGAGTCGCAGTATTCAGTCCAAGAACACCATTAGATGTTGCGGTTAGAGAAGGTGTAGTTACAAACTCATCGTTGTTTGGTACGTCAAAGACAGTATAAACATTCGATTCAAGAGTTGTATTACCTGCACCAGCAGCAATGTAAACGATATCTCCTTTTTTAAGACCGTGATCTGTGATGGAAATCTTACCAAAACTGAATGTAACGGAGGGGTCGGTTGCAACCTGAATGTTATCAATCAGAGGTTTATCGATATAAACAACTTGCAATGCTCGGTCAAGACCGATAACTCGCGTTCCCGTCTGAACACCTGCGTTACCAGCAACATACTGTCCGAGAGTTAAATCGTTAATAGATACTTGTGGATCAACATTGAAATATCTATTACCAACAACTCCAATACAGGGATCGGTGTTGTTACCCTTAGTTACGGTTGTTCCAATACCAACACCAGCCGCATGATTAACACCCTGAACAGAGACTGGCATGTTGTTTGCTCTGGTTACATAATAACCATAGATATTACCAGCAGGTCCAGTGAAGGTGAAAGTCTGTTCTGGATAGGTTGCGGTTGTACCACTACCAACGTTCTTAATAACCCAGCGAGATCCATTTAGTAGAATACCGTACTGTGCGGTATAATCTTGATCAATTCTGTTATCCACGCAATTAGGATAACCCGTGTTTGCAGTAGTTCCGTAACCATTGACGTTACCATCAATATAAGGCTCGAAATATGCAGTTTGGGAAGGTACATCACCTTCAGCGGGTGTAGTGTTACTCGTAAACAGTTTGAGTACGAGATTCCTTGGTGAGGTATCCTCTAGGTCTGCAACGAAGTTATTCTGAGCAATCAGATAACGGAGAGACTCAATTTCACCAATATTGGGAACTAGTAATGCCATCGATACAACTCCTCGTAGGGGTTAGACTTTAAGAACTATACTTATTTATAATTTTAATTTTAAAGAGATCAGCAGTCTTCGCATGTTTGTTGAACTGACCACTGAGAAATCCAAAATATCACCAGCAACTATTGTCTTATCCCAGTTATTTAGTACATCATCAATGTACTTGTTTTGGGACTGTAGTTGAACTCTTTGATTATTGGTGATTGTTGTGAACGTGGGGAAGTCTTGGAAATTGGATTTTGAAACTTCTAAGACAATATCTCCAGTTTGATCACTCAATACTTTAATGGACTCAATTGTTCCAGAAACATCGACAGTTACCTTGCCTTTACTTCCTGGGGAGATATCTTGAGATCCACTATCAATAACAAAATTAACAGATCTTGTTAGATCCGCTGTTGTTGCAAGAGCGATGATGAACACATCATCTCCAGCAATTGGTGGAACTGAGAAAATGAGCTGATCACCAGCAATAGTAAAATCTTCTCCAGGTTCCATGACCAGATTGTTTTTACAAACAATCAATTGCTGGTCATTTAATGGATTATACGGATCGCCTCCACTATTTAACGAAAACGTAACTCCAATACCATTGAACTGATCATTAATATTGTCAATAATTAAATTTGTATTTTGTGTTGACTTTGATGGAATTTCATAGTCAACACCAACTGAATATGATCCAGAACTATTGAGATTAACTAAGTAATCAGTCATGATACTCCAGGCAACACTAAAACATTTCCTGCGATAGGTCTAGTCTTATAATTGTTTGGAGAAACGAGAACCAGATCATACACATATCTTCCTCCCTCCAGAGTAGCAGTAGAAGTTACTGCAAGAGCAACTTTTACAACTCCATTGATCCTATTCGGAAAAGAAATAACAAAATCCGTGTATTTTGTTGCATCTGGGTGTTTTCTAATCTTAGCGAGAGCAGAATACCCCGTCAAATTTAATGGCGAATTGTTCGCATTTCTAATAGTGAAGGTTGCTTCAAAATCAACGTTTTGTTCAATGACTAAATTGACATTTCTAGCTGCCATTACACAAAAGGGAGATTTTAATTATTTATCCAATTTTTCTAGAATGATTTTCATCATATCTTTGAGCTCTCCCACATCACTCTTCAATTGATCAATTTCGTTCTTTTTCTTAGCTGCAATATTCTTGCTTCTAAGATATGAGTCATACTCACTATCATTGCAATTCAATATAGCCCCCGTTTCAGAATCTCTATAAAGAGAATGGCTATTTTCAACTCTTATTTTGTCCATATCAAATAGTAGCAATTACTCGGAAGTCTTTTAGTCTGGGAACATATGCGTAATTAGTTCCAGACATGCAAACCTTAATTTGAAAAGCACTAAACTGCGGGATATTGGAAACATTAAATTCAAAAGGACGGAAATCGTCATAATTATCCGATGGGGGGACAAATTTATCAGGCAAACCATCAGATTTGGATGGATCAATAACTCCACCAGAAAGATCTAAATTATTATATCCAGGGAATAATTGGAATAATTGATCCCCCTCAGGAGCATCAACACGGAACGCTCTATAAAGAACTCTAATATCATTTGTGTTATGTCTATATGCATCAAACATAACCTTCAATCCATCCGCAGATTTATCAAGATTAATAACTTGAGTTAAATAAATTGCTGCATTCGGATCATTATCCAGAGAATTTACTCTTCTATCAGTAGCATAATTTTTAACTTTACTATTAAGACGATTCATAGTAAATGATGCAGATACCCGATCCAAATCAATTTGCGGAGCAACAAACTCATCTTCGGTATTGAGAGTAACTTCTAAAGTGAATGACTTTCTTCCAGGGAAATTTTCAAGTCTTGTAAGTTCATTGACTTTAGATGCAACAATTCTTGGAGTTGTAAATTCGTTATTTCCTTCAAGAGATATTGATTCAAATCCTTGATCCACGTATGCAGAAAGATTTCCATCTGGACTATCTCCACTAAATGTTCTAACAGCAGCAGAAACGCTAGTTCCATCTGGTTGCAAAATGGTCAGATTTGGTCTGAGTAAGTTAAATGGAATGTTCTGAGTTGCTCTTGGAGCATTACCAGAACCAGTATTTACATCTTCAGTAATATAAGATCCAGCAGATTTTGTTTCATTCCAAAATAATTCTGGGAATCCATTTGGGTTTCCAGTACTTCTGTCAACCCCTCTACTAGAAATACCAACTTTTAACCAGTAACTATCAACATCAATTGGGTATTGATTTTGATTAACATTGCTCAAACTATGTTGACAATTGATTCTTCTTAAAGAAACACCGTTGAGTTCATACTTAAAAACTAAATCATCAACAGCAAAAGACTCAGAATTAGTACCATCAATTGCTCTAGTAATACCACTAATTGAACTTGTGGTTGTGGTAATTCCAGTATACTTAATAATTTCGGATCCAATTTTAAGATATCCAGGATTATTTGAATCTACTGGAACATTTTCAAAATTTGTATAAATTCCAACATTAGTAACAGAAATACTATCTGTTGTAGAAGAATCATATGCAGCAGTTAATTTTTCTGGCTTCACATCAGTCTCGATATTAGAAAGAACAACCATATCTTTAAGGTTATACATTCCATGATTACTATGTTTAACCATGAAGGTTAAACCATCACTAACATCATTTACATATTGAATATCAGCTCCAGATAAAATAGATGTTGATCCAGCTCCTGTTGTAAAAATAACCGACGAAGAAGCATCGATAGATGGTTTACCTTGAATTTGATCAACTAGGAGAGTATTGAATGCACTTATAATACCAACTTCATTTTGAATAGAAAGTTTCAAGTTTTTACCAAACCCTCCAGTATCTGAGGGGTCTACTCCTAATACATCACCAACCGAGTATCCAGTGCCACCAGCAGATACTGTAGCAGATGCCACAGATCCATTATTAATAACAATTGTTGCTTTTGCTCCAGATCCTCTTCCAGTTAAACTGACTAGAGGAACATCAGAATACGTTGGATTTCCACTTGCAAAATTTAATCCACTATCTGTTATATTTAAAGTGCTATTGACTCCAACTGCACCAAGAACCCCAACAAGTTTTGCGGAGAAGTTTGGATTGTTTTCTTGTTCAATAGTTGTACCAGAAATTAATCCATTTACTTCATTAGAAGTCAAACTCTTGCCAAGACCAATAATATTGGACTTGGATAACATATTAAGTGGATTTGGACTTAGGGTGACAATTTGTTTATTGCCAATATCTAAATCTGGGTTATAGAATTTAACTGTACCACTTTTTGTTAGATATTCTGCTTGATAGAGGTTAAACTTCAAATCTTCAAATTGACTTGGATCCCAAGTAGCACCATTTTGCGACTTGAATAAAGATCCAAGAAGTGGTTGTTGAGAAACAATAATTTTTTCCGAATCTGGTTTATTTGCGGTAGAAATATCTTCTTCGCCCATCCTAGAGATGAATACAGTATATTCATTGGATGCAGAAAGAAGAACAAGAGCAAATTGACTAGAACCCTCACAATATACTGGGGAGGGGAAAGTGAAAGTAGTGGGCTTACTACCATCATTAGATACAACTACGTCTTGGGGATCGAGAACAACTTCACCAAAAGGAAGAATAGTTTGCGTTGGCAATCCCAGTTGAAGTTCACGAACCTGAAGAGTTACTGGAAGAGCAGAAGAATCTTTAGTCCTAAAGTAAATATCACACTTTGTTAGATATACTCCATTTTCTTCAGGAACTTCAAATGATTGTGCAAGAGGATCAACCCATCTCGTTTGAGTCTTCTTTCTATTTCTAAACTTGACTTTAGTAACTCTCCTAGTACGTCTTCTTTCAATACTTTGACTTTCCGATCTTGGAACTCTTTCAACCGTAGCATTACGAATTCTTAGAGTTGTTTCTTGAGTATTATTAATTGTTCCCGAAGATATAAATGTTGCTTCAGCTGAAGAATCAGTAAATCCAGAAATAGTTTCATTGGTCTTACTAGAAGTAAGAGTAAACGTTTTGCTACCAGTTTGAAATACTTGAGTAGACCTTTGAGTTGGATCAGGAATGAATAAAGATCCAATAACAACGCCAGCTCTATCAGTAATCAATCTGATATCTTTAACTTTTGCAATAGCTCCACTAGATGCGCCAATTAAATTCATACCTTTAGAAATACACCCATAGAATCCAGATGCAGATTGGAGTTCTAAAGATGCGGTATCCACATTAAGAATAGTTGTAGTCGAAGAATATGAATTAGAAAGAGAATTACTTACATTATATGGATTAGAAACGTATGTTTCTGTCGGATTGTTATATGGACCATACTTATGATTCTGTTGGGCAAGTCTAAATCTAATGCTCTTATTTCTGGAATTAGTTCCATCACCCCGTACCATCTCTCCTGTAGCAAATGTTCCACTGACCATCTCAATTTCAATGAGTTTTGGAACAATATATGCATTCATATCGATATTATCAAAAAATGCATAGAGTTGTGTATTTGGTTTTAACCTCTTACAAATGAACTCAATATTTCTAGATCTCATCACAGCAGCAACCTCACTAGAAATAACACTGCTACCTAAGCTCTTAGAGTCAATTTTTTCATCAACTCTATATTGAATGCCATCTCTACTCTTATTACCCGTTCGTACAGTAGTTACTTCCCTAACCTTTTTAATTTTTTGTACCCATCTTTTAGTTGTAGTAATGGGAATTCCTCTACCAGGCACAAAGGATCCTCTCTTTTTTCTTTTCCGTACAGTTCCTTTGACTTTTGACTTTTTCTTGAATATAACGGGTCCTTTTATTCTTTGTCTTCCAGTCCAAGTTGTTTCCCAAGAATTCCATTGAACGGGAGACAACCCAGTATTACTATCAACTCCACCAACCATACCTTGTATAGCGCCATAACTACCCTCAATATCAACATCCTTTCCAGGCAATCTTCTAGTATCAATCCAAGTGTCAGTAGCTGGATTTAGTTCCAACACACCAATCCAGTTTACAACGTGAAATGGATTTACATTTTCACTTCTAGTAGCAAATGAATTCTTTAAATATTCAACATCTTTATAGTTGAGAGTAACAATATCTCCTCTTTTAACTACATTTGAATCTCCAAGATCATTTACAAATCTGTAGTCTGCATCTGGAAACGAAGAAGTTGCAGCACCAATAACAGATTCTGAACCCAATAATAAATCAATAGAAGTAGTATAGTGTTCTGGTCTTGCTTCTCCCTCTGCGGTATCAATACTGCATCTGAATTGAGTATTGTCTGTATCTCCTCCGCCATTTTTAGACTTGAAATTGTCCACAAAAAAACCAGACTTGAACTTATCAAGATTGGTGGTTGGATCCTTAATTGTTAAACTGGAAGTTTCATTTTCAAGAAGAGAAAGGCTAGTATAATACTCTACATTAGTTAACCTTGTTTCAATATCAGCAATATCTTGCATTTGATATCGTTTGTGTATGCTTACTTGCACGTCAAGATCTCTAATAGAATAGAGATATGGAGACATGTCGATGGTAGCAATTTCTAAAGCATTATCAACATTATTAGGAGGTTCTGGGAATGTTGCAGGAACACCTTTAGACCTACTAAAGACTCCATCCCTGGTCAAGAAAATTTTATCAATTCTTCCCAAATAATAATCATAACTTAGGTTAATATTTTTTTCGCTAGAAAATACATGAGTTGTTGACGATGTTAACGGATCAAACGACCTTGACTTGTACTCAAATGGAGATACAGTCGATGCCGTAGATACAACTCTTGGTCTCAAATCAATAATATCGGAAACTGGGGTTTGTCCAATGTATGGAAGGGATTTGCCATAAAGATCTGCATCATATGAATCTACAGAAACAAGATCTCCTGGATCAGAGGTATCAATTTCAAACCGATCAAAAATAACCGTCAACCTCTTAGTAGGAGAATTTGCAGAATTCAACCTAATAATCGAAGAGAAATCAATAAAATCACTATTTTGTCCAGGATCAAATTCAAAATTATTTTTAATGTCACGATCACCAGAAATAAAAGATTGAACGGTTGCAGTAATATTAGACTCCTGAAAAATTATTTTTTCTCCAGAGGTAAATATATTCTCATTTTCATATATAAACGAAGCTTCATTGGTTCCATTAGTTTCAACGAAAGTGGCAGCAGATCCAGAAGATTCACCGACTATAGTTTCTCCTCTCAAAGCATTTGTAAGATTAGAATTCAAATCAACCAAAACAATTTTTGGAAGTTGTGGACTATTGACAGAGGAGGATTCAAAGACAGCTCTTACTGCAGCTACATCACAAACTCCAAGAGAAATTTTCTTATCCTGAACCCTGGTTCCATAAATGTTTGAAAATGTAAGTCCATCGTCTGTGGTGGAGTTGCCGATACCAGAAGAATTCTTTGAAGACTTATTGATTTGGATAATTTGTGCTTTACGATATATTTTATTTTTTGCTTTTGGATTTTTCTTTGTCCACGTAACTGTAAGAACAGCAGAACCATCTTCACTTATCTGTGAAAGGGTGATAGTCCTACCAGAAACAGACACTTTTTGGTCCGTTAATGACTCTACTGTACCAGTAGAATCAAAGGATAAGTTGTAATCCTCTTCATCGAAAGACTGCAACGTCAAGTTGGTATCAGATTCCAAGGTAGCACTATATGCACCAGAAGAGACGGAAATGTAATACGTTTTCTTAAATGAAATCTCAGAATTATTGAGATTTACCGAAGAAACATTTGGTTCAGTAAGTTCAGAATAAAGAGAATTTTCTCCATTATTGAGAACTTCTAGAGTAACTTTTGCTACGTCACTGAGTGTTGTTTCTGAAGTTGGAAGAGATGATCCATTTACGTTGGTAACCGCCGCAGGAGATGCTTCGATAATAATACTTCTGGAATTAGTACCAATTTGTTTCACAATACCATAAGATGGTACAGAAGTAGCCGCTTTACTATAGGCAATAACATCTCCAGTAGAAATACCCGAAACCTCGCCAAAATTAGCATTAGATGATGTAATTGTAGATACTCCTGCAGATTCTGCGGAGATAGTATAATCACTCCCTGGTTCAGCAAATCTAATTCTATTCGTCAGTTTTGTGTCCGCAGTAAAGGCAACTCCACTAGCATTTTTAATTTGGTGAACATCTTGAAATCCATAATCATCAAAACTGACAATGCTTCTATTAATTGATTCCCCATTTACAGTAATTTCTTCATTGTTTTGAAACTCTCCTGTAACTTGATATAGGATTAGTTGATTACTATTTGCAGAAGCAACATATACATATCCAGATGCACCACTATTTCTGCCTTCAACAAATGCGGGAACATTAATTGAAGTTGTAGTATTAAGATTTAAATATGTAAATGTTTGAATATCATAAAGTGATGATCTAAATGTAGTGGACGCATCGGAATATGCAGCATCCCTTAATTTGAAATCATATAATCTTGCTACTCCAATGTGAAGACCACTAGCAGATCCTGGTGATGCTGTTCTAGATTTATAAAGATTTACTAACCCTTCTGTTCCAATACCAACTGCGGGAGATCCATAAACATTGTTAAGTTCAATAGTTCTACCAACAGAAAATGGCAAAGCTTCATTATCAACCGTTGATGTTGTTCTTGGCTTGTCTATATCTAATGAAGTTGTATCGAGAGTTTCAACCTCAAATCCACGAACATACGCTTTTCCAGGTCCGATTGTAAGAGAAATCAGATCTTCAGATGGAATATTTCCCTCTTGCGTAGTTTGATTATCGTAATAAGCTCCATCATTGCCAACCCTATCATTAAGAGATTCTTTAATGTCAACAGAAAATGGAGTTACGTAATAATCTCCAGACTCATCAAAGGTTCTTCTAGCTAATTCACTAGTAATTAGGTTGGAAGTAGTCTCATTACTAAATTTTCTAATGACTCCATCTTCAAGTCGCATCAACTCAATAAAGTTTTCATCATTTAGATCTGTTAGAGACTTTTTAATTAAAGTTGTAGAAATCTTTAATCTATCTGCACCAGGAGCTGCAAAGTTTGAAAATCCTCTAGCATTATCATATAGATCATCATATTCATCCGAAGCTGTTACAAGTTCTTCGGAAATACTTAGTCCAACTCTATAGTTTGGTTGATTATCATATTGATCAAGAATAACTGTGGAGTCTGGTACATCTACGAAAAATCCACGAATAAAATATACACCATTAGCAATTTTTGCAGCAGACCCTACAGATGTTGAATTTGAAATAATTGCGGTTGCAAAACTAGATCCAGATCTAATACTTGACAGAGAATATTTAATGTCTTCCTCTGCAATCAAGTTTTCTCCATCAATAAAAGTGGTCCCAGAAAAGTCCTCCTCACTAGCACCTTCATATTTAATATAAAGAGTATAATTTCCTCTGTCAGATTGAGCATTAGTAAGGCAATCTTCAATTTTTGCCTTAACTCCACTAGTTTCCCCCTTAATTCTTTTTCCTTTCAGAAAATCCAAATATAAAGATACTGGAAGTCCTAAGTGAGTTTCATCAATTTGAACAGAAGTATATTCACTATCATATGCAATCTGTCCTGGGATAACTACCGACCCCTCTTTAAAGAAATGTGTTCCAAAGTTTTCAATCTGATTCTGTAGAATAGACTGTAAAGTTGTTAATTCTCTAGATTGAATTGGAAGTCCAGGCTTGAATAGAACTCTCTGATAATTATTAGATGAATTAAAATCATCAAAATATGGAGATGAATTTAAATTAGTATTCTGTGGCATTTTTCTTTAGAACTCCAGAACAATCTTGATGTCTTCTTTCTGACTTGCAGATCTTGGAATAGGGGCTCTGTTATCGATATAGATAATTTCGCCAGACTTCGTATTATATTCAGCAGACGCAATACCAGCAACGAAGTTGAGACCAAGTTGGTACGTCCTATTATTTATTGAGGTACTTACACCGTTAAAATCAGTATTTACCGATAATAAAGGTCCAGTAACAGTTTCTCCAGAGATCGTCGATCCATATCCAGCATCAGGTGTAGATGTGAATGGAATAATCTTATATCCCGTCTCGCTAGAAGCAAGACCCATTGGTTGATAATATTTTAAAACACCAGTAATTTTATCCCAAGAAGCAACATATCCAATAGCAGTAGATCCAAGTCCTACAGTTTGAGTAATTTTAGAATCAACTGCATACGTTGTTGCGGTTGTAATTCCACCCATCTTGATTGCTTTTAACCCACTGACTTGAGAAGTCTCCAAAAGTTCAACATCACTACCGAAAATGGTTGGATTTTTAATAACTCCAACTCTAGCAAAATCATTTCCCTCAATAATATCTGGATTAGTTTCAATAGTTTCAAATCTGGAATATAAGAGTGCTCTATATGCACCCAACTCTCTGTAAACATCATATCCATGTCCACCTTTTGGTGGAATAATTACACTAAAGTTGCTAATAGAAGTAGTGCCAATGCCAGTATTAGTAAGGTTTTCTAAAGGTCCACCAGATTCACTTCCAGGAGCTCCTGGGAAAAATTGAACAGATCCATGTGTATATCCAGATCCACCATCGGTAACAAAGATTTCAGATACCTTGCCAAAAGAATCAATAGTTACGGTTGCTTTTCCACCAATACCATCTCCCAAAATAGGAACATTGGAGAATGATGTGGAGATAGGTTGATAACTAGATCCCCTAGAGTCAATAACTACAACTTCAATTTTTCCATCAATAGCGTTGTTTTTAGTTGCTATCGATTCCCCATCAAATCCCCAATTTTCTGGAACTGGAATATACTCAATAGAGTCGAACTTTACAATTTCCGATGGTTTGATAGTATAAAGATATTTCCAGATGTATCCGTCACCAGAAGTACCAGCAGCTCTTGATTCTAAGTCAATAAACGTCGGTTGATCATATGATGGTCTACCACTTGGGTTTTCTGGATCAGATCCGTTCTGAAGACAAATATAGACTTTTAAATCTTCATTAACAACATAATAATTTGCTTCATACAAATTACCTTGTTTAGTAATTGGAGTGGTATTATAGATAGTATAATCATGCCTATACATCTCATACGTTGTACCAGCAACCCATTCGACTTTACGAACCAATCTACGAACATCCTTGTCCGTAATTTTTTTCATTGCAATAATGGATTCCTTAATTTGATTTTCTTCAATAAATCCATCTAAAGGAGCGGGAGTATTGGTAGCCCAGTCTGTTGTTCCACCAGCTTCTGTTTCAAAAGCATTGGGCAGTCCAATGAAGGCATAATATTTGTTAACTGTAGACCCAACGCCAACGAAACTCTTTACAAAGGTTTCGGCGTTTAGAATTCTAAACTGTTCCGATATAATAGCAGGCATTTTGATGAAAACGAGACGTTTTTTCTTTTAGTATTTAGTGGTTAAGATAGAGGTTGAATTCTGGTAACTACCGCAGCAGTTGACAATCCAGTCGCTCCATTATCTGGATTGACGAAGAATTGTTTTGGACTTCCTCCAGCTCTATTTTGATAATTTCTAATTTTGCCCCAAGTATATTTTCCATAGTATGGAGAATAATAAAATTCATTATCTAAGAAATATGGACCATTGGGATCTAAACCAACAGCAATATCACTATTATTAAATGGTTTTGGTTGGAAAGCGCAAGTTACCGTAACTAATCCTGAAACAACATCAACAGGAGTTACTTTTTCAACAAAGAATCTTCCTTGTAAAGTTTCTCCCGCAGGAATTTCCGCAATCTTATTAGCTGGAAAATTCAAATATCCGCCAAGAGAAGTAGTAATTCCTGTCAATGCATGTCCAGTAATTAGAGGACTATCATATATGATAAAATAGTCTCCTTTTGATAGTTCGGAATAAGAAACTCCAAGGCTATTTAACGAAGAATATCCATATCCAAGGTTGTTATTGTCATAAAATTCGGATTTGAGTACAAACTCCATTGTGGGTGGAGTACTAAATCCAATTCCAGGAAGGAAAGTATTTACACCAACAATAACACCAAAGTCACCAACAGCATCAATAGAAAGAAGTTCTTCCTTTGTAGTCGAGTCTGTCTCAATGACTATTGGAGGACTAGATCCAACTTCGTACCCAAATCCGCCATTTGTAATGGTCACACTAGTAACTATTCCGTTAGAAACAGAAGATGTTGCAGTTGCTCTATTGAGAACTGGATCTGCATAGAAAGCAGTTGTTGCAGATCCGACTGCGATTGTCCTTCCCTCGATTCCATAATCAGTTTTTATTAAGTCACTAATTGTATTTGAATGATCGATTTCTCGCAAAGTCCAATTAGACAGATCAAAAGAATAGTATAGGGATCCTGCAGTATCGATGCCAACATAAAATCCATCTTGATATCGAATTCTGTCAAAGTCAAATGTCGGTGGATTTATAGCATTTGGATCACTATAAATCATCCAGAAATTTTTATCTGAAGAAATACCAATAAGTCCATCGTCTCCAACAAAAACAAATCGGTTGCCATCAAATACAATATCTCTGATATTTTTTGGAGTGTTGCTATTTAATGGACTCCAAATTAAACCTTCATTTGAAGAAATAAGAGCACCACCATTTCCAACAGCAATAAACGCATCCATTCCATATGCTATTGAGTTTAGGTCATCAAAAGTTCTAGAAAATCTACTAAACATTGAGGAAGTTTTAATCCCGACACCAGTGAAAATAGATCCACCAGTTCCAACAGTTACCCAAGCATCTCTAGTTGGTTCATAGATAATTTTATTGAAGTTGCCTTCATATTCTGATGGAAATACTAACGTAGATTGGATTGCAGGAATTTGTCTTTCTTCTAAAAGAGAAACCTCTTCCCAATCAGTAATAGTATTTCCAACAGAAACTCCTTTAGCAACTTTTGCGAAGTCCCCCGCTGTTCTTACATAATTGACTGGTGAAGATACCGATTTGCCCATTCCAACAGTGTTCATTGTGACAGTTCCACCAAAACCAACAACTCCTCTTTCCCAGAAAAGTCCACTTTTGGTATTAATATAACGACTGCTTGATCCAACAGCAATCACTTGATCTCCATGAGCAAGTTCATTCCAATCATATTGCCCTGGGGCAAATCCAGTGATAATATCATTGAAACTCCAGTCAAAAATAGGATCTTTCTTCTCGATCTTAGATTCTGAAATTGTTACATCTGGAGATGTAATTGCATATCCAACTCCACCATCAACAATATTAATCTGAGTGATACTAGAAGAGGTTGCTACAAAAGAAGTTGAAATAGCCGTTCTTATTTCCCTGTCATCAAAAATTAAAACATTTCTTTCACTTTGAGTAACCAAATCAATATCGGAGAAAATTGGGAAGGCATTTTCTACATAAATTTCTCTATCGGTTTCACCAACATTATTAATGATTCTAGTTGTTGGAGTAGTTCTAGACTTCAAGCTTGGTCTTTGTTTAGAAACTAAAGATCCAGAAAGAATCTTATCTCGTTTTTGTTTTTTCCACGTTAAAGGTCTTTCTGCAAGTGGATTAGTATCTATTCCGACACTCTTATATGCGAATGTTTCAAGAATATCAGAAGCTACAATTCTCTTGGCTTGTCTTGGGAATTGATCAATATCAAACAAATTAAATTTGTTTTCTTTAATGGTTACTGTATCGCCTGGTTTGACAGTTAGTGGTGGATTGATTGTCTCAACATCCCTCTTAGACCCCCTAAAGTAGAATACAGAACATTTAGATCCAGACTTAGGAGCTTCTGAGAAAATAATTCTACTTCCCTTAAAGATGTAAGACTCACCAGGAACTTGAAGTATATCATTGACGTAAATAAAGATATTATTACTAATGTCCATGTCACTTCCAGGAAGTGTTTTTAAACTCAAAATTTCAGTATTTCCGCCAGTAGTAACTGAAAGTGTAAACTTCGTTCTAAATCCATTAAAGAATTTACTGATATCATCAAACACAATAAACTGGCCAGGATAAAATCCCGAAAACTTATCGTTAGTAAGTTCAGATACAGTGAGTTCAAAATCAGTATGAACACCAACTCTAGGATCAGTAACAATTCCAGATACTGTTAGAACATTATCAACTTTAAATCCAACGCCCTCTTCAGTAATATTATATTCTTGAATTTCCCCATCAGCGTTGATGCGAAAATCAACAACTGCATTTGTTCCAATGCCAGAAGAACCATCCGAATAAATGAGGTCTCTATTATAATATGGATTTGGATCTGAAATTTCAACTCTAACAGGTTTCTGTGCAGATCCAGGTCTAGAGTAGTAATTTTTCTCAGTTACGACTCCCGTTTGGACTCTAAATGTGGCTCCAGATAATTTTTCTTCAACATATACACCATCATATCCATCATCTAAGGAATCTGCAAATTTTTGTGCTCTAGAAACAGTACCACCTCTATTATAGTTGTGTGGTGTTGTAGAAGGACCTACCTGAACAGTGAATGTAGTTGCTCCACCAACCTTTTTTACAAAGGCACCAGAGAATGAGAAATCCATTCCACTGTCAGAGTTATTTTGTTCTCTAGGAGCAACAATAGAACCTTGAATAGTTCCACCACCGACATAATATGATGGTGTTGTGGAAGGACCAACATTAACACTAACATTGGTCGAATTCAATACCGATTCAATATTAGCAGAAATCCAATATGGATCTCCTTTTCTTGGATATCTATGTGTAGTAGAGTTACCATCTTTATCACATGTAAAGATCAAAGACTCTGGTTGAATTCTTATTGACTTACCTGCATACAGAGTATGTCCAGCACCAACTGTTAACTCCATTATTCCAGTATCTGGAACATAATTAGCGCCACTAACATCCCAGAAATAACTGGTGGTTGGACCAACGTTAACTGTAAACGTATCTACAGTTGTTGCAGAAATAGCAACTCTATTATCGGAATATGGGTCAGTAGACCTAGGATAAGTATGAACCGTAGAATGATCATCCATTCCACAAGTAAATGATAAAGTATCGTTAGTGAATCTAATAGATCTACCAACTCTCATACCATGATTAGGACATGTTACGGTAAGAATTCCTGTAGAAGCAGTATAATATGCCTCTGTAGCAGGTCTGAAAATATGAGTAGATGTTCCAACATTAACTGAGAAAGTATTTGTTGTATATCCAACAATAGCAAGAGCTTTAGTGGATGCTGGATCTGTTGATCTTGGATATGAATGTTGTGTTTGATTATTGTCCATATCACAAGTAAATGTGAATGAACCATCTGGAATTTTCAAATTACCAGTAGTAGTTGATAATCCATGTGCCGTATTTCCAGTACCAACTTCAAAAATACCTGTTTTGGGATAATAACTTGCAGTAACGGCTTGAATATATGAGTTAGTTGATGTCCCAACATTAACTTCATAAGTATTTGTAGTTACGTTACTAATTGTAAGTGCGATTCCAGATGCTGGATCTGTGGGTCTTGGATATGCGTGTTCCGTTGCATAATTGTCCAGACTACAAGTAAATACTAAAGAACTGTCTGTAAATCTAGCAAAATCACCATTGACATATCCATGACTTGGTGAAGTAACTGTTAGAATACCAGTTGTTGCATTATATTGAGCATCTGTAGCTGCAAAATATTGCAATGGAGAAGCACCAACGGGAATAGTAAATGTATTAGTAGTCGTGGTTGTAATTGCAACTCTATTGGTGGTAGAAGCATATCCACCACCTGCAGGATCAGTTGATCTTGGATATGTGTGTTGAGTTTGATGATTATCCTGAGCACAAGTAAATGTGAAAGAATTCTCAGTTAGTTTAAGTGTCTCTCCTCTTACATGTCCATGATTTGGTACAGTAACAACCAACTCGCCAAGATCTGGGTAATAAACCGCATTGGTTGGTTGTTGATAGACAATTGGAGTTGCTCCAACATTTACGGTAATCGTAGTCGCATCGACAACACTGGCAACTGGGATATCTGATCTATCGTGGATAGGATCTCTAAATCTGGGATAGTTGTGCTCAGTTGCATTGCCATCCATATCACAAGTAAATGTGAGGCCTCCCGTTGCGATACCGATAGTATCGTTGATTGTAAGGAAGTGAGGTTGATTGAATTGGAGTGTCAATACACCCGTAGATGGAATGTATGAAGCATTAGTTGGAGTTAGGAATGGACCAGCCCAACTATACTTTGCGACAGCTCCCGAATTATTGTTGTCTGGAACAAATGTATATGTGTAATCACCACCAGTAATAACAGCAGTTGCTCCAGCACTGACAAAAGTGTGTGGATATCCACCACCTCTCCACAGAGCAGTAGATCCAGAACTTACAAAGTTGTGGTCATATTCACCACCAATTGTAATTCCTTGAGGGTCGGCACTTACAAAATTGTAATTATAATCGCCACCAAGAATAATTGCACTAGATGCAGATCCAACAAAAGTATGTGGATAATCACCGCCAGAAACTACAGATCCAGTTGTTGCAGAATCAAAGGTATGGGAATAGGAATCTTTTTTGGAAGTTTTACCAACATCAAGAGTAATTGTAGTATTTGTTGTAGAAGCGATGGAAATTGACTTCTGATATGCTTCGTCTCTACCTCTTGGATAATAATGGATAGATGATCCGTTATCAATATCACAAGTAAATCCAAGACCACTCAAAACAACAGTTCCTGCTTTACCACCCTCAGTATATCCATGTGGAGCAGCAGTAGTAATTGTCATAATACCGCTGATATTATCATATTCAGCAGTAGTAATGCCAATTGACGGAGAGTAATCACATGTAAATGCAATTCCACTGAGAATTACGAAATCATTTTTGGAGAAATTGTGATTTCTTCGTGTAGTAATTGTTGCCAATCCACTAGCATTGTCATATTCAACGTCAGAAAGTCTTAAATCTACAGAACTATTCGTGGTTTGTCCGACTCCAGTAATAAGAACATAATCATCAGTATCCAATCCATGACCTTTATATCTTGTTAAAGTTCCTTTAAGAACTTGTCCTGTATAAACTCCTACATTTCCAGTAAGATCATACATGTCTTCCTTTACGTCAATTTCAATGTCAACATTGTTAGCCGTAGTGATTCCAAAAAATTTCCTCTTTCCAGATGGAAAAGTTATTTGACCATTAATAGTATCAATTTTCAATCCTTCCAGTTTTACAACATCATCGTCCGTAAGATTATGAAAATAACTTGTTCTAACTGTTAATATACCAACAATTGGATTGTAATATACACTTCCCACAGAAGTTGGAACACCAACTTGTTCCCCATGAGCAGTAAACGTTGTAATTCCAGATTCTTGTGTATGATTGGAATAAACTACTTTAGCTGGTGGAAAATACCCAGATCCACCAGAAGTTATTTCGATAGAAGTTACAATACCCGTCTGGTCCCTCTGAACGACTCCACCACTCACATAATTGTGTGGGAAAGTAGTAATTCCAAGAAATACTTCAAAAGTATCATCAGTTGGGGTATCAAGAACGTCAAAACCAATTACATTTCTTGCTTCGAGAATATTGGTGTCAACACCAGCCTGAACTGTACCAGCAGAGACATACTGCAATCCTGTAGATCCAATACCAATATTAACTTTAGCTTCTCTACTATTACCAATAGAAATAATAGGATAAGAATCTTCTCTAAGAGTAAAGGTACTAATTCCATCAGTTACCTGAACACCTTGAATCAACAGATGTCTAGATTGATTATCCCCAGTACCGATATAGTGACCACCATAAACACTGAGAGTGGCAATACCAGTAATATAGTCATATGCAAATTCACTAATATTTCTTACCGCAGATAAAGCAGTAAATGTAAATCCGGCTCCAGTAATAACAACTCTATCCCCGTCATAAAAATCATGTGGCGAAGATGTCGTAAATGTTCCAATACCACTGAACATATCAAATGTAGCAGTAGAAATAGCAACGGGGGTATTTACCTTTGTTCCGAGAACGGCAGTAGCAGCAGCACCCGTTCCTTCAATTCCTCTAATCTCAACCTTGGGCGGAGTCCTATATCCTTGTCCTCCACCACGCATTTCAATAAAACTCACAGATCCAGAAGAATTTACACCTGCAATGGCTGCCGCTCTGAGTGGAACATAATATCCACTACCAGTTTGAATAGCGACTTTATTAATTCTTCCTGCTCTTGGAGCTCCACTCAAAAAATTTAGTTTATTACTTGAGGTATTAGAAAAATTAAAATCTAAATTAGGAGTTTGGACAATGTTATTAATTAAAATAAACGGGTTATTATTAATATCTACACCAGAATTAACACTATTATACAAAGATGATACTATACCAAGATTTTCTGTTACTGTAAATTCTGTTCCAGCAACTCCAGTAAACTCCAAAGAAATATCATCTAAAACTAAATTCTTATCTTGTGGTTCAAATGGATCAAATTTTCTTGAAAATAATCTACCATTAAATGTCGATCCAGTTTCCAATCCAACTGGACCTCTTTTTCCATATGGAGCATCGGTGAAGAAAATTTCATCTTCAACAATATTAAAATCCCCAGAAAATACAGAAGATACCCCAAGACCATGAGTAGTAGAAATAGAACCAAAAGCTGCTCTTTCAACAACAACCTCCGACGAAGTAGTTGTTGAAAATACTGGATAATATCCAGCACCAGTGTTAAAAATAACCACTTCGCTAATAGTTCCAACTCCAGTGATTACTGGATAAAAAACACCTTCAACTACTGGAGTTTCGGTGCCTTCAATAACAATTTTGGGGGGATCTGCTTTACTATAACCGTTTCCTCCATCGATAACCTCAATTAATTCAACTCCATATGAAGAGTTAAATACGGGTCTTAGAAGAGCTCCAGATCCAGGTGTTGTTCTTGGCATTTATCGTATCAGCTAATATTAATGGAACTACTACAATAGACTCTTGTTAGACCCGTAGAATCTCTAATGATACTGAATGTTAAAATGTCTTCTCCATCTGAAGCAGGTGGCGGATTTCCACCAACCCATCTAACACCACCAGCGACAGGTCCACCATTTACATTTACAGCATCACCGTAAGTGTATCCAACGCCAGCATTAATAACAAGAGTTGCCGTAGTTGCCTTACTATTTAATGTAGTAACATTAGTGAAATTCCAAGTATTGATAGAAGTAGTAATTCCACCAAGAACCACAGTTCCCTGAGACAAATCAACGGTAAGTGTTCCTGCAGCAGATACGATTATATTATCATTAAAGTCATTAACTACCGTTTCAGTAATATCACTCTTGAAGTCAACAGTGCCATCAAGAGTGACAATGCCTTGAGTAGTCACATTGCCCCTAACATCAAGTCTTTGGTTGGCAGCAGGAACATTTGTACCAATGCCAATATTGGCGTCTTTTGTGACAATAAAAGTCTTATCTGGAGTAATATCTTGGTCAGAAGCTCTAAAAGAGGCTCCTTGATCTTTTGCAATAGCCCATAATGCAGGTCTGGAAGAGAATGATGCAACTTGGAGTTGAGATGTTGGAAGAGAAGTTCCAATTCCAACCATGCCGTCGGCTTTAATCCTAAACATGGTGGCTGCAAATCCAACCTCAATAGGACCGTCTGTAATAGCTCCTGGTTGTTGAATAGTAATCTTACCGATATCGGCATATGATGTAGTAACAACACCAGATGTGTTGATATCAATATCTGACGTTACATATCTTGCAGTCTGAGCATAGGTAGACGTAGATGCAATACCAGCATTGGTAGAATACCCAGCAGTAGTAGCAAAAGAAACAAAACTGATAAGATTATCCCCATCACCAAAAACATCGTAAACTTCATCAAAGTTTGCGTTGATCTTTAGAGTTCCCGCCAACAGGGTATCTCCAGTGCCATCATTAGGGGCAGTACCAGTATTAATGCCTTGTTTTGCCATTGATCAAATACTTTTTCTGTTATTTATAGTTAATATGGAGGGTTATCATCGTGAGTTACGACAGTTTCATCAGTACTAGTAATAGTAGAATTCATTCTATTTACATCATAATAAAAATTATTATCCACAGTATTTTCAATTTCAGCTCTTCTACCCTGAACAAAAACACTGTCGCCAATCTGTTTAACCTTCATGAACTCATCACCAGATTTAATAATATCACCAGAAGCAAGTGAACCAATTCCAGAACTGACAACAATACTCTGGTCAAAGATTCCAATAGGAGATCCAATGCCAACTTCAAGTTTTTTATTTCTAATAGGGCTCTGAATAATATTATCAATTAAAATTAATGCATTTGAAGTAGGATCTGAAATTCTGAACTTGTGAGTTCCCGTACCAAGTCCAGTAAAATTAAGAGGCAAAGAAGTAGACAATCCACTAATCTTAAACTTAACATCATCAATTTTCTGACAGAAAACAATTTCGGGAATAGTAGTAGTTCCCAGTTCAACTGGTGTGCAAAGAAGATCGTCAAGGGATCCACTGCCTCCGATATAAGTTCCAGCAATGGAAATAGTTTCGGTGCTTACATAACCACTACCACCACTAACAACGACAATACTTTCGACATCCAAGTTGGAATCGCGGGTAACGTTAAAACGCGCCCCAGTACCGTTCAAATCACTGGTAGATGGTACGTCTAAGTACGTAGTGGAAACACCCGTTCTAGTACCAGTAATACGTGTTACGGGGAATGTGAGATCATTGGCAGGAGTTGTTCCACCAAGATGCGTACCAGCAATACTTACATTGTCGCCAACGTAGTATCCTGTTCCACCTTGAGTAAGAATAACATTTGTAGAAATAGGTTGACCTGTGCTTTGATCATAAGTGAATTTAACTTGGAATCTAGCACCAGTTCCTCTAGTTGAAATACCAGGAAGTCCCCCATCAGGACTTCCAAATCCATATACGACAAATGTGACAATAGGATTGACTACAGTACCAACACCAGTAACACCACCTTCTGGAATTTCTACATTATAACCATTCTCAAACATTGCTCCAGAACCAGCCAATGCAGATTCAACATTCATCACAATATCTCGGACTCCCGAAGCATGAGATGTTGTTGCAATTCCAATTTCACCTCCACCTTGGCGATCATAAAATAGTTCTTGACCAGTTTGGAAATTGTGATTTTGTATATTAATAATGTTATCTGTAATATCAACGACTTTACTATCAGAAGCATCAAATACTGCTTTGAATAATGGTCTACCATTACTTTTAAGTTTGAATCCAGTATTTCCTACCAATGTTCCTGTTCTATCATGATCACCATTAAATCCATCAGAAATATCATCTATCAACAAAACTTTATTGGTCTTATTTAAAATATAACTTTTAATTGGTCTGCCTTCTGGAAAGAAAATACGTTGAATACTTCCATCCCTAGCTTGATCATCTTCGGTTACAAGAGCAAAATTTTGTCTCTCCTGCAAGTAAATATCATTATCAATATTTACAAGCAATTCAACTGAAGTAGAAGCGGGTTTCACTCTCATTGTTGTAGATCTAGCACTTCCAACATTATCAGTCGGCGTGCTTATAACCTCAAGATCACAAAATTCTTGAAATCCCGATGGATGAACAATAGATCTTACAGATTCTCTCCAAGTATCATATGGAACTCTACCTTTAATAGAATATGAGAATTTCTGATAATATGCGTTGTCAGAAATTCTTTGACTAAAATCATTTAGAATTCCAGAACTATTATCATTTTTAGCAACTTTTTCTCTACTAACTCCTAATGTAGTTCTTACATTAAATTTGTTAACAGCTTCTACTCTACCCAAAATAGTAGATTGTTCTCCATAAATGATATCACCAACAGATAAATTGCCAGAAGAATTAGAGAGTCTAAGTTGACTCAATCTACTATCCCAACCATTAGGAGATACAAATCCTTCAAATGTGTTAGAAGTAATTCTTTCTTCCGATAAGAACTTTGCATCGTTAACAAGATTCATTCGGAACTTAGCCATGTCCTTATAATTAACAACATATCCAAGTCCAAAATCATCATCATAAGAACCCAATATTCCCGTGTTAATTCCAGCAAGACTATATGTGAGAGTAAAATTATTAGTATTAACTCCAGTAACAGTAAAGAATCTATAATCAAATCTTTCTGAGTTGAAGTTAATGTCACCAGCATCAAAAGATTCGGGTGTCAATCTACATCCCTCAATAAAAATAGAGTCTCCAACTTCAAATGGGAATTCAATATCAGTTGATCCATATCCAGTTCTGACTGGAATATTGAACTGAGCATCCAAAAGAAGTTCAAGAGTTACAGTGTCTCCATTGTGAGTAATTTGATCAATATCAAATCCATTAGAGTTTTGTACTGGAATAATACTTAGCGGTTCATCAAATTCAAAAGCATTCTGAAGAACAAATACCTTATCAATAGAGCTTCCATTTAACCTCGCTTGCAAATCAACAGTATCATTACCCCTCACAACTAAATTGGGAGGTTGAGTATAATTTACACCACCATCAATAACATCAATGTTACCAATTCTTTGAATACCTCCAACATCAATAATCGCTGGAACACTCAAAAATGGAAGCAAAGTTGGATCAGTTGGATAATCAAATCCATCCTTAATTCTGCCTAAAGATTCAATTTGTCCAATTTCATTAGAAATAATTTTAACAGCCGCATTAATTCCAGATTGACTAGAAAATCCATTAGTAGAAGGAATAGATTTATATCCCCTACCAGGAAAAGTAGTCTTAGTTGAATATACTGGTCCAGTAGCATTTCTGGAAGTCGTTTCATAAAAAATGGTACTAACACCCAATCTAGAAAAATACTTTTGACTTTCCAGAGGTTTTCTATCAAGATTATATGTGAATTTTTTATTGTCAATAACAGTAATAGGTGTAAATCCATTCATCACCAATTCATTTAAAGTAATGCTGTTTCTACCCAAAACATCAATATCAGAAATAACACTTAGTTTTCTATCATCAGATGGAATAACAGGAGTTAATGTATAGAAACTTTTATTGGGATATCCTCTCCTAGTATCAATCGTTACTGTAGAACCACCTTCACCAGGTTCTCCCTCTCGTTTGATAGCAAATCCATTATCATTAGTAACTTCCAAGTTATTGAGATAATTGATATCGGAGAAGACCTCAAATTTCATTTCACTCAAGGAAACATCAGATACATCAATGATTATTGTATTTCCTTTGGTAAAATTCAGTGGTGGATTTATTTTAGCAATTTGATATGTTCCAATTGGAACAGAAGTAAATACAATGGGATTTGAATCTACAACATCTGATTTGTATTTTACCAACTTAATATTTTTTGGATCTTCACGAAGAACAAAATAAGTTTGGTTGTTTTCAAGTCCGCCAATAACATTTCCATCAGTAGCATAAAATACTACTTTGTCGCCACTCTGGAATGTTTCATCATCAATATTAATTGAAGTTAAATCTGCAGAAACATCTGTATTTCCAAAGCTAACTTTGCCAGTTGTAATTTTCCCAATTATGGGATCAAACACAATTTTTTCAGTCTCTACCTGAACTGGTGAAGAATCTAATTTAATAATATCATTATCAACTAATTCATGATTATCAATAGTAGTAATTTCAGTATAGTATCTCTCTAGACGAGCTTTAACTCTTGGGAATTTGGTAGTAAATGAATGAGCATATCCAATATTAGATGCTACGTTAAAGAAATATAAAGCATCCCCAATAGTAGTAAATCCAGTCGTAGATAAACCAAGATAGTTTGTACCAAAATTAACAGCATATACGGTGGATCCATTCTGCAATCTACTTGTTCCAACACCAGAAGTAGATCCTGCGGATGTTTTAGCTGTTACAATTGAAGTTCCACCAATACCAATATTATACTCTATTGGTTGTCCAGTTTTTAATCCATGATTGGGAATAAAAATTGATCTTGCCTTAACATATCTAGTATCATAACTTTGAGAAACAACACTACCAATTCCCGTATTAATTACATCATAAATCGATCCAGTAGAGCCTACACCAACTGTTTCCTCTGGAGAGAAATATAAAACTCTATTTGGTTTCACTGAATATGAAAATACATTTTCTCCAGCACTAAATTCAAACTCAACTGGTTTCAGAAAAACTGAGTTGTCTGAAGGTGAATGAGTAACTGCCATTCCAACATAATTTTCACGATTGACCCGAAATCTCTTAAATTTCAAATCAATATCCGTAATCACCATTGTTTCTGTTCCAACACCAATGTGATCACCAGGTCTAAACCCAAAAGTATCAGTTACAGATATGAATGTCGTTATTCCTGTTGTACTAACATTTGGAACAAAACTAGAAAGCCCAACACGTCTAGATGGGACAGAAACTTTTTGTTCTCCAAAAAATGGAGAAAATCTAGCCGTCGTAATACCAGATAAAATAACAGTTTCGCCATCATTGATATCATGTGGAACCGTAGTGACTCCAACAATACTCCTACCATTAACTCTAAGTTCCGTGTCAACATAAGTTGAAATTCCAACAGATATATTTGATATATCTTTACCCAAAACAGATGCTACTATAACACTAGCACTAGATCCATCTGTTCCCGTATTATCAATATTCAAAACATCATCTACTTTATATCCAGTTCCTCTACTGAATATACTTACAGATCCTATGCCGGATGTTTTTACGTTTTCAACATAGAATTTTTGGTTATATGAATCATCAACCCGATCAATCAAATCATAGTTAGAATTTCCAAATTCAAGAAAATATGGACCAGTATTCCTAGATAAATTATTATTGAAAATATCAATGTCCTGATTAAAAAACGTATTAAAATTTTCCTCAACAGGAGAATCTTTGAATTTTGTTCCAAGGAGATATGGATATCTGGGTTCAGAAACGCCACTTGAATCAACATCAATACTATAAAAATATGCATATGTTCCATTGGGGAATTGCGGTGTTACGCAATATCTTCCTCCATGCACATCAAGATCTCCAGAATTATTAAAAATATAATCATTTGTAAAATAACCCAAAGAGTATCCTGGAGGTCTTAATCCATCAAGATTTTCATCGTTTAAAATATACCCACTGGTAAGTCTTACTATAGAACCCCCAGTTTCATTTTCATATCCATACGGACCATAAATTGGATTACCATCATATGCCCACCCAAGAATCGGAGAGTGGATAGCATTTTGAGATAGTTCCAAATTACCAGCATCAATATTATCCCCAAGTTGATATCTCAATTTTCTTGGAGGATACATCGAAATGGGTTGAAGACCAAGATCTGGATCGGTAGATGGTCTAAGCAAACAACCATCTTCTTCACTAATAACCTCGGAAGAAGTAACTACTTGATTTAACTTCCACTCTCTGACATCGGCAATGAATTTGGCATCGGTTCCTCGATTCCGAAGATCCAAAACAGTATTATCATCATATCCAGCACCGCCGTCAAGAATTTTGACTCCAATAATTCCACCATCTTCGATGATTGGATTAATTTGAGCAAAATCGCCTTTTCCAAAAACAAAGATGTCGGAGTCTTTTCTATATCCCCTTCCATTTGCAAGAATTTGGACATCTACAATACTTCCATTGACAATAACGGGCTTTAGAAGTGATCTAAAGATAATCGTAGAAATTCCAACATTTGGTCTTCTATGGAAATCTACAATATTTGTAGATCCATATCCAATTCCACCCTCTCGCAAGAAAACACTATCGATTTCACCGAGAACAACTGGATCCAGTTGTGGTTGAATAATAGTTGTAGCACCAATAGCAGAAATAGATTCCACTTTTACTACAATGGGAGGATAATAAATCGTATGATCTCCAGATCCAAAATCACCAAAAATAGATTCTTTATTTTTTGTAAAATTAGTAGTATCTCTTGCAGTGCCAATTCCAACATCATATAACTTGAATCTATTATCATCAAGCACTCGTACATAATATTCCGTAGTAGAACTTAATCCACTAATTAAAGATTCGGTTGATGAATACCTAACTACATCTCCAGTTTTGAAATTATGTTCACGGGCATAGACATAATTATCAGAAGTGTCAATGCCAGATCTTGTTCCAGCAGCAGTATTTCTAGATGGAACAATAACTTTTCTGTTTGAATATCCTTGTCCTGGTTCTCTTACGTAGACTCTCGTAATAGTATTTGTAGATTTAGTAGATGTAAATTTATGGAAACCAAAACTTGGAGATCCAATATCAACAACATTGGATCCATTAACAGCATCCCTAAAAGTCCCATATAAAGATATTGTTTGGTCGTCAACTGGTCTAACAAAATAAGTAGCACCACTAATTAAATTACCAATAGGAGTGTTGCCTCTAGAATCATAAAAAACTTCTTCGCCAATCTCGAAGTTGTGTCTGGTTGGGAAATCTATAGTGTCCGAGTTTGAATTTACAGATGATCCATCAGCTTTAAAATTGACAGTGAGTTTTCCTTTTACAAAATTAGATTCAAGAACAGCACCAGTTCCATTTCCACCCTCAATAGTAATCTTTGGTTTCTCCTGATATCCAATTCCAGGAGAAACCAATCTTACTTCACGAAAAGACCCACTAACATTTGCAAAAGCTTCGCATCCACTACCATTCTGATCTTGAATTACTAATTCTGGTCCATTTATTACATCATAGTCTTTTCCTCTATTAGTTACTTTAATATTAACAACATCACCGTAATAAATCTGCTCATCAAATACTGTTGGTGGAAAAATTTCAACACCATTTGCTAATATACCAATAGGTCTGTTTTTAACACTTCGTTTATTTGGATCATCAAAGAAATCAACCTTTCTCTCATATGGAAATTTTCTTAGAATTTTTTGATGCGATAGTTCTCGTCCCTCATATCCAGATTTTACAATAAACTGCCCCCTAGAACCAGTTCTTACTGGAATATACTTTTTAGAAAAAACATCAGACCCACTAAAGGACAAATAAAACTCAGTTTCACTTATAGCAGTAACAAAATAAACGCCTGTTTGAATTCCACTGTTGTAAATGTTATCCCAGAAGATTTTTTCTCCAGTTTTATAATTATGTCTGATTGAAACATCACCAGCATTTAAAGCAAGAGTTCCCTCTGCTTCAGATGATCCAGGATCAACAGATTTGAATAAGTATGTAAATCCGCCACCATTGATAGGTGTCCCATTATCATCGGTTGACTCATTAATATCAGTCTTAACAAACTTTCTATTATCAGTTGCAAATATCGGATAGTTGGGAATGCCCGCAGATGTAATAAAATAATCCTGTCCATCTGCAGATATGTAACTATTTTGAATTCCAATAGGAAACTTAGTTATTTCTGGAAACCTTCCTAGATTATGCTCTGCCTTAACAATAGTTTTCTTAAGAAGAGTGGGATTAGATGGAATATTAGAGGAAACCTGGACTACAACTTTATCGCTTAATCTTCTCTCATCATTAGATGAATCATATTCAATATCCTTAACTTCCGATTGTATTTCTCTTATACCATCAGAAATATTAAGTTTCTCTCCAATGTAAAATACAACAAAGTCAAAAAGAGTAATTCTGAATGTGTTAACATTAAGTTGATCTACACTTTTGATATTGTGAGTAGTGGGGATATTGTAGATCCAACTATTAAATTGAGAATCTTTTCCTCTATTGACGCCAAATGTAGATAGTTTCAAACTATCACCAACTGACATATTGGCAGTATCATTTGTATCAATACTATCAATTATATTGACAATTCTCAACTGTGTTAGAGATGTCTGCCCAAGTCCAGCATATGCAAAAGCTAATTTGTCTTCAAAAATCTCAGCTCCAAAAACCAAATCAGTAGAAATACCACTAACACCCAGAAACTGATTAATTGTCTTGTCTGTATAAGATACTTCAATAAAATTAGAATCTGTAGTTGGTTTAATTAGAAGTGATCCCTGTTGATCAAATCCAATGGTAGAGTCTACAAGAATATTGTTTGAAAACTGAGGGATTCCTTCCAGTGTTTTTGTTTTGCCAGGAACCTCAAAATTTCCAGAGAAAGAAGAAGAGTCTAAAGAAATTTCATAAAAATCTTTCCTATCAATTGGTCTATATTCTACGTTATAAATCGAAGCACTTACCGTTCCAATTCCGCTTACATCCTGGAATAAGAAGTTACCTACCGTTCTTAGAGGATCTCCATCAAAAAGATTCTCTACAAGAACATTTTTAGTTTTAAAATATACATTTGATGAAGCAGCAATAGTATCATCAATAGGTTTAATTAGTTGAATTTCTTCTCCATACAGAAGTTTGAAAAGAATCTGATATGAAGAATCTGTTCCTTTTGCAGAATAAAAGTCCTTAGCTCTTGTAAGAATATTTTGAACCGAAGTTCCAGTAACAAAAGATCTATTCTCAAATCCAGGTAAGAATTCTTTCTTAAACTTAGAAAAGAATTCTTGCAAAAATAAGTTACTTAAATTATATACTAAAGACCCAGAAGAATGCTCTTCAGCTTCAGAATCAGAAAATTCTAAAAACTCAGAATTAACATCCTGTTTAATTTTATTGATTGCACTAAAACCCCTGATACAATTCAAAAACTGATTACTAGTTTTTGATTTATATGTAATAATTTCATTATCAATTTTTAAAAGTCCATAACTATCTGGCCATCCAACAGTAGACTGAACCGTGATAGTATCATCCGCAGCAAAAATATCTTCTAATAGGACATTATATGGAACAAGAGTTTCATTATTAAAACTACTTATCTGTTTATAATCTGGAAGATTGACAGCAATATCCGTAACACCAGATTGATGTTCCTGAGAAATATAATACTGTTTTAAAAACTCGGCAAAAAGAGGAGATTCCTCATTAAGAAAAGAAGGAACCTGCGACTCAATTAGTTGAGAGATTTTAACTTTGTTTAGTTCAGGCATTTTACGATCTGATATATCCTTCGTCGGAATAACTGGAAGTTACGACATATGATGTAGCAGAAGTATTTTCACCAGAGGAAACAACATCATTAAGAGCACTTACTTTGCTATTTGCAATATCATATTGTAAGTAAATGTCTTTCAAAGCAATGATATCATTAGACTCTGGAATAGCTTCTACTTGAACTGTTCCGTTACTTAAAGAAGTTCCTGTTATATTTACCACATCTAAAAGAACCTCTCCTTCGTCATACTTAACCGTTCCCGCATTATTTTTGACAATAATTGGTTCATTATTTTCCAATTTGAAGAAAATAATTTTTCCTCTAGTTTTACTAATAGGAATGTCGGCAAGATATAACTTTCCACCAATACCACTAACTTCAAAGCCGGTTGATCTTACGGAGTACCCGTCAGAATTAACAAAAAACGCATTACCAAAACACAATTCATAAGTTGCAAATAATCCAATTTCAGGATTCAAATCTCTTCTAATTTTTACCTTTGTAATATTGGAAGTAATGCCTTGATCAGTATCATCGATAAGTCCAACGATTTTACTATATTTAAATCTCCCACCAAAACTATTGATGTCAGTAGACTGAGAATAGAAAGTAAGAGAATTAAAAACTTTGGTTCTCAATGCAGAAGGATCAAAAACGGAGTTAGTATTAAAGTAAACTGCAGAATCAGTTTCAACATAAAGATATTTCAAGTCAACAATTTCTGGTTTAATGCCAGCAATAGAATATTGTTTAAGTTGTCTAGAAATCTGGTCTTTTGTTACCTGAGATAAGAAAGAACCATTTCTTGGTTTTATGGAAATAAACACTTTACCGTACTCGGGCGGATTCAACTCCTCACCCCCGTAGGCGGTCACAGATTCAACGTTAGGATATACGAAGGGAATGATACCTCTATAGTCGTTTGCCGTCACTGCACGGTATTGTGCTGCATAGATACGAGGAGCCAAATATTTGATTGAATTGATAGTCTCTATATCGTCACCGGCCTCTGATGACTGTTCTGTAGAGATTAAAGAGATGCCATCAGTAACTGTAGATCCAGTATCGTCTTTTAGAATACCGCTAAATGTAAAATTTGATGCTCCATTAGCAGTTGATCCATTCGTAACAATATAACTTACAGTAATTTTAGCTCCTGCTGGAGGTTTCTTGCCTAAAATATTATCTCCAAAAAGAAGTTCATATTTTTCATCTTCAATTTCCTGAACAAGGAATAATCTGGAGGTATTATCAACTCTCAGAATATTATCATATAACTCATAAATTTCATTTGTGGTAGATTCTACATTTACACGAATAGAAGTTGTATCAATATTGGAATTTGGAAGAATAAATCTCTGATTTGGAAGAGAATAGTCAACCGTAAATGTTTTTGTGAGATAAACACCCTCATAAATGTTTAAATTTTCAAAAAATGCTACATTATCATTATCAACTGTTGTAACAAAGTCGTCAGGAATTGAAAATACGTACTGTCCGTTGACTTGAGCGCCGAGTGCAACGGTTCCTGCCTTCAAAGTTACGATTCTGGTATCATTTGTACCCAAATCTACAGAAAAATTGATGACTGCACGGGAAGATCTGCTAGATCTAGGTACATATCCAATGTTTCTTGAGAGTGCAACGACATTTTCTCTTAAAGTAGCACTATCAAGAAAGCATTCATTGACCGCCATATTGGTATTATATGACGTGACATAAGAATTATAAGCTAAAAGATCAATAAGAACCGAAAAATTAGATCCCTCGAAGTCAAAATCAGTAAAATTGCTATTTGCACGAAGATAATCCCTAATTTGAACTTTAAGGCTATCAAAATCTAGGTTTGTAAATTGATTAAATGACATTATATCCTAGTAGATTGGAGAATAAACTCGATTTTCTGTGTGGGTAAGGGCAATCCTACGATCTCATATGATATATGAACTAACAAATCATTGGTATCTGGTGGATAAGTCACCTTTACTCTGGGATTAGAGATTCTAGATTCAAAATTTTCGAGCAAATAACTAATTTCTTCCTCAATTCCTATAGCCAAATCTTCCGAAGGTTGTTCAAAAATAGAATTTTCAACATTACTGCCGATCAAATTTTGAAAAAATCTCTCACCAAGCTTAGTTCTTACCAAATTTGTCACAGCTCTTTTGATGGCATCCTGATCATTAAACGTTCCAATGTCGTTTGTAACAGGATGCTTGATAAAAGAGAGACTAATGTCCTTAAAAACTCTAGATATTTTATTTTTACCTTCTGACAATGCCATTATTTTCAGATTTTACTGATTTTTTTTCATTCAGTTTCAAATAATAATCTGATTTTGGATCAGTGATAAGGTATCTAGTACCCCACATTTCCATCATATACTCCATAGAGGAGTCGGGAATCGGGTGATTTGACATAAATCCTCCAAATTAGTTCTGATAAACAGAACTTTTTAAGAGGTTCTATCTCTGCCTTTTATTTATTACTCTTTTCTTCGGGTGTTTCCCAAAAATATTCATCAGTATCACCCAATCTACCCCAATCAACACCATTTTCTACCTGATAATATTCTGTGGATACTTTAAAATCGGGTATTTTTGGCTCTTGGGGTGTTAAACTCACATCAAAAATACGACATCTGTTGTTTGGATACAAAGCAAACTGACCATTTGACAATTCAATCAAGTTAAATGACTTATGTTCCTGTGGAATTTCACTCGTTGAGTAGTCAATAGTGTCACAGTCCGAGTGATAATTGTCCAGAGTACAAATATACGTACCCATTAGATTGCCAAAGTGTCTTGTTCTGACTTGCCAATCCATTGATGCAACAAATTGTTTACACACATTGACAACTCCATAATCCATACAGTTCCAAAACTGCAAATTGGGAAGATCTAAATCAGGATCTGGAGTCTTTGGTTCAGATACAAATGCACTGATAGGTAACTTATCAAACATAGCACCATATTCAGGCAAGTATGTCTCAAAATAAAAAGAACGTCCAGGTATCGACTTAGCCGACACCCAGACGCCTTCAACAAATTCACCATGTCCATCTTGCAAATCTCTCAAATATTCTTTGCGAACCCACACTTTTTGTGCGGGAAGATTAACAATTAATGAACTCATATGTGTTATCCTGCGGCTAAAGGAGAGTTGGGATTCTTTTGGTTTCTGGATTCTTCTGATTTCTTTTTAGCTTGAGCAGAAACATCATAACCAAATGTTTTAGTACCTTCAATATTTGGAGCACTATCAGATGCGTTAGGTCCAGACTTAGTTTCTTCCATTACCTTCCTTGTCCTCGATAACGTTTACGTTTATTGTTTGCAGATGTAGCAGAATACTTTGTGTTTCTTCCACTACCTTGCCTAGTTTTCTTGGGAGATGATTCGATAAAAGTCGAACCACTCTTACTCGTTTTCTTTACAGCCATTATTTAGTAATACTTAGAGGTTTTTCGCGGTCGGACGGGGGTAAAACGCGCCGGTAGAGTTTTTATTCTGGAGTAGCCTGAAGTCTTTGAGGAGAGACTCCCTCATTAATATAATGTTCAAGTCTCTCTTTAGCTTGTTCTTTGGTCAGGTTACGATCACGATGGGGGTCATTAATCCCCCAACCATCTGTACCTAACTCCATGACCTTGTATAACATCAGATCACGCGAGTCTTTTCGTGTCCAACACGAATCTTGGGATCACACCAGATCTCATAACCCGCTTCTTTTGCGTCGAGACAGAACGAAACATCTTCTCCACACATATCCTGAACATCACCAGATTCAAAGACCTGCATCTTAGGAGCAAACCAGGGGTACTCAAGAGATTCAAATACACCCTTCTTGATCAGAACCCAACCGAAGCCAGTGTAGTCTACGGTGAAAGGCTTACGACGACGAGAGATGGACTCACCAGTTTCGTGATTCATGACACCACCATTCTTAGCGAAGTCATCTTCTTCCAACCAGTGTGCAACAGAGGTGGTCTTACCATCCTCAGTCATGTACCAACCAGCTGCAATATCCTTCTGCATCCACACAAGACGGTAGAACTTCTCAACATCGAAAACGATATCCGAGTCAATCCACAGTTGGTAATCATACTGCAACTTACCATCCCAGGGAATCTGTTTAGGTCCACGAAGGACATTAGCCCCAAGCACTTTACAACGTGCAAAGTTAACCATGGAGGAGTAATCTTGTGCAATCTGAATACTTGCACCAGTTTGAACGAGATCAAAGCATAGTTGAACAAATGCCTTGAGGAAAATATAGGAGACACCACGACCAGGGAGACAGAAGACAATACTCTTGCCTTTTACCATCTCCTTTGCTGCTGCGATATCAAAATCATCTTCTACTTTTTTCGGTGTAGGAGCCTTAGCTTTTACGGTAAATCCTTTAGCCATAACAGTGAATGTTTTACGAAATTATTATACCACGGCAAATCAATCATTGCAATGGTTACGGTTTATTTAGAAGTCTCAACCTTTACTATTTTTAACTTCTGATGACGTAGTTCATCGTCCTGATGCCAGTCAAAATATTCTTTGACAAATACAAGTTTATGTTCCAAATCTTCTTCTCGGCACTCACGAATAATTATATCTTGACCGAGATAGACGTTATAGATATTCATCTTCAAACATTGCAAGTAGTTCTTCTAAATCAGAACGCACATCAGGTAAAAAATGTAATTGTTGATCCTCTTCTAGTCTAAACGAAATTGTCTCAATTAGCAAGTCTAGATGGTAAGGTTCAATATGAATTTCCATTTTACACAGATATAGTGTTCTCCATATCTATACATTTAACACTTTAAGAAGCTACGTTATCCAATACTTGGTAACTATCCAATGAGATATTACCTGCAACACATACACGATACTCACCGTCAAACGCCGCGCCACTAGTGGTATGATGTGGATACACCATATGACTAATCTGACTCGGGAAGAAGATCATACGACCTTCCATAGATCTATCGAGTCTCCAATTCTTCTTTAACATAATACCAGTAGTTGCTGGATATATTAATTGAAAATCTCCTGCATATGGTGTGAACGCTTCATTATCTTTCTGTTCTTCTTTATAGTCATATGGAATGTTTAACCATACTGCAAAAGACCATAAAGCACTATGATCATGTACTGAAAGATATTCTCCTGGTTTGCTACATCTTACCCAACATCTACTTACATTAATTCCATGCATCTGTGAGGTACACATAAGAGTATGCTTACCGTACTTCTCGGCATACGTGTTGATGCAAGGACCAAGACACTCTCCCATAAACTTCTCATAGGTCTCTGAAGACCAATCAAAGTCCCACTGAGATACTTCTGTACCCTTTATGATTTTATGACCGTCAAACTCCCATCCCTTAGGCGCTTGACGAATCAAATCCTTATACAAAAGATCTACATGTTCTTCAGTTAATTGTGTCTCAATAATACCAAAGTTAGGTAAATCAATAACTTGCATCTTCACATTCTTCTCTATTAGGTGGCAAACATTCAATCTCTACTTTGCCTAGATCAATCTCTCCATTCTCTAACTTCTTTTCAAGTTCATCTACCGTTAAACAACAATTGAGTAATCTAGTTTCACCTACGGTATTCTTCTCATATACATGGAAAAGCATTTCGTTAATATGATATGTGGCCATCATTTCTTTAAATACCTCCTTATCTATGCTCGACCCTGAGGGACTTTTTATACCTGAAAAATTTTTTTAATAAACAAGAAATCACTCTCTCGATTTTGGTTCGTTGTAGGTTAGGGTAGTTAGCTGTTTTTAAAACCCCATCGGATCGGACATTAACATATAAGAACCGCAAAAACCCTGCTAATTCGCTACTGTCATTCTATCAGATATCAGAGGGAGTGTCAAGCACCCCCTCACATATCCTCTCAGATCACTGAAGCCATCTTAGTGTTAATCTTACCACGGTTAGTGTTAGTGCGGAGACCCTTAGTTTGTGTCAGCACTAGCAGATCTTTCCGAGGACGCTGAGTCTTAAGCACGGTGTACTTTACCTGACCACGAGCATCAGCAATCAGAAGATCTTCACGGGATGCAGTAGCAACGTTGAGAGTGTTCGGAGTCATGTGAGTCATCTCTTTGACTCTTTTAATATACACGAATCAGAGGGCAATAGGGAGATGAGTGTGCAGTTCACATAGTGTCCACTGAGCTGCTCATAACGACTCAGAGTATAGTAGCCATAAGCTAAGTCCTGTCCTTTGAACCCTTACAGAGTTAGTATAACGAATGCTCCGAGGATTGTCAAGTCATTTGCTATCATCAGAATCCCTTATACGGGGTCCATAACATTGCTCCGAGGGTCTTGACATTTCTCCGAGTTTGTGATAGCCTGAGGTCCAAGATAACGACTCCTGAGAGCATTTAATTCACGCATACATCTCCGAGAGATACAACACTCAAGTATGTTTTTTTAACCATTTATTTAATAGCAAAGAAGAGCACCTTCAGAGATACTGTGAAGCATATCCGAAGGCACTTTGCAGTGTATTCGAGCACTAATCGTAGTCGTAATCACACTCCATAGGGTCATCATACTCAGGACAATCTGCTAGGTGTTCCCTATACTGTTCCTCTTCTGATTCAGTGAGCATTGTGTACTCTTCCTCATCCATTTTTCCTCTCCTTCCGCTTACCTTTCTTGGAGTTAATATATCCGAGGTTTTCTACATAAACCTCGCGAATCTTTTCTTCATTCTTTAACTCTAGAAGTTCATTCCAATTCCAATCTTTAGGATGAACACAGTTAGTATCATCTACTGTGAAATCTAGGGTAACACGGTAACGAGTAAGTGGCGGGTTAGAGAGAATCATGATGGGAAAAGTTGAACTGTTCTATTTTATATTAAATGGGATTATTTGTCAATCTTTTGTAACTCTTCATCCTGATAATACTTGACGATTTCCTTATACAAATTCTCTTGATATTTAATAGGCAGTTGTGCATAGTAATTAAACACTTTGCGGATTTGTGAATCAGTTGACATCATGGATAGTAATAATGGGGCGGCGCGTTTTCACCTGGGAAATGTGAATAAGGATCTTGGAAAAACGGGAGAATAGGGAGAACAGAATTAGAGTAGATGTGAGTGCCATTACTAAAGCGAACGACGTAGTGTTTTTCCTTAGTCTTTACATCTGAAGCATAGACAATACTTGTCACTTACCCACCCCCATTCCGTATTGAGGAGTATTAGTTTCAAGACTGGAGATTTCATCGATTGATGGCATCAAGTCATTCAGAGTTTCTTCACCATAGTAATCAAGAATCTCATCCTTGATCTCATCTTCCGTCCAATCATTGATGTTCTGCTCAATACTTTCAATAGCAAATTGTTCGAGAGTTTTCATATCCATCCCATCAACGATTAACTCGGCATAGTTCGCTTTGAACTGTTCTAACTGTGACTTGGTGAGTTTCATTTTAGGTTGTGATTTGTGGTGAAGATTAGCAGCAAGATTATCCAGAAAGTCATTCATCATGATCGGGAAATTCTGTGAGTTTTGCATCAGCAAGAGCACCGATCATTGTCCATACTTTCTCACCAGAAAGTTGATTCTCTTGACACAAATAAGAAACGGTATCTTCAACCGTTTCCATCACTTCAATCGCTTGCAGTTGGAGTTCAGTCATCAGGAAAAAATGGCGTTGAGTTTGCTTTGAATTGAATCGTAAATATCAATCTCGTTATCACCTTCGTTCAGATGATCTTGATACTCACTCAAGGCATAATCAATGATTTGCCACTCCGAATCTGTGAACAGTTCGTTAGCACATTTCTGTAGATTGGTCATGTTAGTTTGTGATCGAATGTTTGGAATGTCAGTGAGATCAGGACCATGCCAAAAGTCGTCCCAATCTTTAGCAGTTGCAGTTGTAATCATATCAGGCAAAAACATAACCATTAGTGAAATCTTCTACGTTGTAGACCTTACCAGTGATGGAAGATTCTGCGACAAACTTACGAACAAACCACTTAAAATCTTTCTGGAAAACACCTTCACCAGCGATGCAAAATTCATCGCAAAGAGCATTCAAACGACTCTTAGTTGTAACAGTCTGCCAACCACCATCGAAGATTGTCATGTCGTTGTCAGAAACCTCGGCAATCTTGTTACCGTGCAGGCGAACAACAGACACGCCAGATTCGGGATCAAAGTGAACAGAAGTGTTACCAGATTGCCAGTTGATGTTCTTTTGAACAGCGGCACACATTTGCTTTTCGATCTTACGCATGATGAGTGAAGTTAGTGAAGTGAAGTGGAGGTGTCTCCCCCATGAACCTAATATAAGGTATCTGGCGGGGAATGGTAGGTTTTGTGTGCGGTTTGTTCACTGGCACACTATTTCGCTACACTAACTCTTTCCTGCTTCAAATGCTGGAATGATGTTAATTTCAGTCCAGTCAGGATACTGAAGTTTTGTCCAGTTTTCGATCTTATTGTTCTGTGATTTGATACCCTTAGATGTTGTTGGACGTGTGGGCATTGTCTTGTAAAATGTGATGATGTTTTCATCGTCAGTTGTTACATTGACGAGATAAGTTGCTGTTGTTGTTTTCATCAATCACGCCATCGAAACGTAGTCAATCTTAAAGTTAGGATTGAGTCGCCTACATGTAGCAACCGCTTCCTCAGCAGTTGGTTTAATATAGGACAGGCAATCTCTCATCACCCAACCATTTTCACGATGAAATTCTCCATGAATAAGGAACATCGGTTCTTCATGAATGGACATAAGTTCTTGATCTGATTGAAGAGCGATTGTGCAGGGATCAGTGTAAGTCATGTGAATCACTTAGAAGAGGTCAGTTCAAAGATTTTGGAAATCTTTTCTTGAACATTGTTAGCAATCTCTTCATCTACACCACCATGAAAATCACCATAATCTTTCATGGCAAAAGCAATAGCATCCCACTCGGCACCCGTGAACAGTTGCTTGTAGATTGTTGCGGAGAATTGTTGGTCAGTCATGTGCTGTTCCTTTGACTCTTATAGAATACAGGAAAACGAGTCCATTTCAACCGATAGTGGACAGCGCCTCGACTGTCCACTCCATCACAATTTGCTATTCGCCAACCCCGACATTTTGCAGTATATTTGTGATGCTTTCATCTCTTGCTGTTGATGATAGTCCATCCATGATTTTAGTTCAGTCTTAAAATCATCGACCAAATCATCAGGAGTAAAATTCTCATCATTCAGATAATCTGCAATCACATCAGAAAGCAAACCTCGGCAGTGTTCTCTCCAAGAATCAGGCATAATCTCTCTCCTTTAGTTGAAGCAAAGTTTGAACAGTATGTTGCATTGAAGCACGAGCATATCCTGCAGCGTAAGGATAACTTTTCTCGTAATCTTCACTCATTCCGTCAACATCGGCACAGATGCGAATAGCATCCCTTAAACCATCTATAATGGTGTCAATTTCGTGAGTAGTCATCAATAATCGCTGAGAGGGTTTCCATTACGTTGTGGACGATATACGGGACGTTTCAGACCCATACTCTTAGCATATTGTACTCGGTCAATATAATCTTCATACTCATCTGGTGACATAATGTCATCCCAATCACCATCAAATGCTTCATCAGATGAGTAGCGATCAGTATAGGAAGTGTGCATTGGCATAGTCAATCAAAAAGCAATGTAGGGATGGTCGGTGTCAAGAACGTCATCGGATTGATGAAGAGTTTCAAACCGAAAACAAGGAAAATACTCATCATTTTCGATGTCGTAGATTGTGACGTTCTGCTTCAACTGTTCTGGAGAAAGTCGATTCAGAATTTGAAGCAATTCTGAATAAGTTGGTGTCGTTTGTTCTAACATAATCAGCAAGAAGCAGGCATGTACTGTTGTGGTTCAGTCAGAAAATCTGTGACCTGATAACCATGAATGTCGAGACGAGAATTGCACGTTTCAATCATCTCTTTTTTAGTGAACAATCGCATGGATTGTGTTTCACCTTTGAACTTCAAAGTGTAGACAAACTTATCAGTCAGGATAGCATGAGGACGAAACTCAACAACCATGGAATGACGTTTGGAAGTAAGTTGCATGGGGTGAACTCCTTTGACTCTTATAGAATACAGGAAAACGGGACCAAATCAACCGATAGTGGACACCACGTCCACTGGCACACCTCACCAGATGTTAGTCCAGCGAGAATGATTTGCTTTAGAAAGTCTACCTTCCTTCAGCATATTGTCACAGACTCTAACAAAGACTTGAAACTTTTCCTCTCGGGTGAGAGTATCTGCTCCATCACATTGTTTCATGATTCGGAGCATTTGTGCTTTAGAAGTAATCATTTTAGAACGTGAACATAATCAATGGATTTGACACACCAACCTGATGCACATGTGATTTCTTCGATGAGATCATCCTCATCACATGCTTTCCAAATTGTTGTCATCGTTTGATTGATTACACCTTGTTTCTCTTCTTCAGGATAAGGTCCAAATTCATCATCAAAATCAAACTCGATTGCAGTAACTTGGAATTGCATTAGACTAATCAGAATCAGTAACGTTGAGGGCGGACAATCTCAGCAGATTGTTGTAGACCATCGGCAATGATTTTGCGAGCATCGTAGTTAGTCCAGAGAAGGACACCGACACCACACAGAAGAAGGAATTTCATGTGAATTGAGCGAAGTTCTTTGTAAGATCGAGTTTTATTCATTATCACTCACCTCCGAACATTTGATCGAAAAGATCATCCATCTCCTGCATTTCTGCATGGCGATCGAGTTGGTCACGCATGGCAATCAGTGCTGCCTGTTTTGCTTTGAGTTTGTCCATTTCCACGTTGAGATAGTGAAGTTTGGTGTTAATCTCGCAGCGGTCAAGACCATCAACCGTGGGCATATCGTACACAGTGTTGTTGATCTTGCGAGGTTGAAGAATGACGGTCATTGAGTTGCGTTCCTTTGACTCTTATAGAATACAGGAAAACGAGTCGGTTTCAAGCGATAGTGGACACTACGGACACTGGCACTCGTTACGACGCCATTCGCTTCTCATTAACTTTAACGAGTGAAAGTGTGCCGTCTTTGTTATCAACCCATTCTAACATATCACCCTCTTTCCATCCTAGTTCTTCCAGGATTTCATCAGTGAATGTTAGCACACCATCATCATCGATTGTTAGTGTGGTTTTCATAATAATTTGTGAGTAGGATTCCATCCAGTGCTACACAATAGCGTAACATCTGCCGTGTTGTCTTGTCTTTCACCTGGGGTCAATTCTCTGACTGGTAAATGACCCATACCCATTTTATTTGCCAACTCTTTTACACTAACTGAGACGCCAGTCCCAACTGATACAGGACCTCTAATCGTACTAGAAGAAAGACAACGAATGGCAGAACATACATCTTCGACATGAATCCAATCTCTAGTGTGGTTTGTTACATAAGTGGCGGTCTTATCTTCCAGCATTCTATACATCATGTCTGGGCGACTATTCTCACCATATACTGTGGTGAATCTCATTCCAATAGAGTTAGGAGGCGCCATAACTTCGTTGATCCATTTGCTCATTGCATATGGATTTTCCCAGTATTCTCCATCAACTGCACTCGATGAGGCATACATTAACAGTGTGTCAGTTTCTCTACACCAATCGAATAACTTACGGGCCTTTGTTACATTGTTCTCATAGAATTTGTGTGGGTTGTCTAAACTCTCACGAATGTTAGCAAATGCCGCAAGGTGGATGACCAGATCATAGTTTCCACCATTAAAATTGGCAATGTCATCAGGAATATCAATTCCACGCACACATTCTTTGCCTAATTGTTGTTGCCAATCAGCATATACATGTCTGCCAATGAAACCTTTATGTCCTGTGATTAAAACTAACAAAAGAAAGACTCCAAACCTTTGTAATTGATTTGCATAGCAGAATAAGGAGAAGTATCCTCGATTGCTACTGCGGCACCAACTCTTTTGGAGTTGATTGGTGCAAAGTAGGTACGTTTTTTGGTGTCATAGAATCCCCAAATACAGCGAGATTCATCACCAGAATTGTAATTAAACCGATGACAACATATAGTCCAGATTGCAATAACATTACGCTTAAATTGAAGCGATTCATATCGGTAGTTTTTAGGAGCTTCATGAATAAAATCGGGGGGAAGTTCGATCACAGTTTACCACCAACAACGCCACTATTCACGACGCGAGTGTAATCATCAAGAGTGCCATCTTGCAGGCATTTGAGATGCCAACGGGTCACAGATAACACCGCTTCATATGTAGCACCAGTGATAAAATGTTGACCCAGAGGTTCTTTTAGAATGGAAGTATAGAGACCGAAACGTGTCTTTTTAATGTAGAAAAAATCGTCAATCCACTCAGCATCTTCTGGGATATTTTGTTCTATAGTGCCACCAAATGAATCAGAAAGTTTTGTTTTGCGTTGTTCAGTTTTTTCTTCAATCATGACAGAGTTGATACTAATTTAGAAAGACCAATGACCATGAGAAATGTAAGCATTATCACAACGTCATAGGATTTAGTTCGTATGAAATATGGCATTGAAACTATATCACCCAGGAGATTCATTGTTACTCCAACATATACATTTACATGCAAGACAACAAAATAGGCAGCAATTACAAGAATGCTGCCTAAGACTCTCATGGGAACGTCTACTTTTGACAGAGTGATTGATCCATTCGACATAGTTTTTCGTTCCGTGATTCAATAGTTTTCATCATGTTAGAGTCGAGAATGCTAATCAACATGTGAGCACCAATCATAACAACGATGGCAGACAGTGCAATTCTCATGCTGCAACCTCTTCAGGAATGTCAACAAGTTGACCGAAAGAATCCGACCAAGTTTTTACATCATAACAGAACCACTCACCGTTGTCAAAAACGTAAGCGTATTCTGCACCGCAGTTGTCACACTGCTCAAAATACTCGGTCATCGACTCAGCAAGTTTAGGTGCATTTTCGTCGATAGATTCACCACGACCAGTATAATACTGAACGTGTTCTTTACAGGTTTTACGATTCCAGTCAGTATCAGAAACAATACATGACATGTTGCCACCATCAATCAGTTCGGCAATGTCTTCTTTGTTGGTGTACTTTGTGGTGAGTTGAACACCCAACCACTGAGGATAACCGTCCCAGTGATGATAAACACTGACGATTCCACCGTTAAGTTGAAGACCAATGCGAGCGTTAGTTGACATGAATGAAGAAGAAATGTGAGAGAGGCGGTTCTGCGGATGAGAACACATTTGATTTACCTCTCGGTGTGTTGTGTCGGGTCTCCCCTCCACTTCCTTAATATCGCACGGATCGAGTCAGTTTTCAAGCGGGAGTGGACACTTTGTCCAACTGTCCACTCATTCTCTGATAAAATTATAGTGTACGTCTGCCTTTTTCTCCTCTGGTTTATCTTCAGTCAGCACATCTGCACCGTCAGACTCTTCCAAGTCCATCATTTTGGGTTCATCTTTGATAACTACGGTTTTTTCCTCAATTTCAGGTGCCGCAGCAGGTGTTGGTTCGGGTGCTGACTTCCCACCCAGCAGATCTCCAAATCTTGTCATTGTAGTTGGAAAATAGTACAATTTATTTATTACCAGTTTTTGATTTTGGTGAAGTTGCGGTAAGAGAACTCACGACGGTTTACTAGTTTGTAAGTGCCATACTTATTGGTCACGACATAACCCTCATGGTCACAATCTTCTCCCTCAAACTGAACTTGAACGTTCTCATCAGAAGTGATACCTTTCATCATCAATCGTTTGATCTCGATGATAGTTTTGTAGAGCAATGTCATGGTCGGACCCATACCTGCGTTGGCAATATCTTTGCCTTCACGGATACACTTATTGACTGCAATCTTCAGTTGTTTTCCTCTCGTTTCATCAGGAAATCTAACAAGATTTGCAATCACAGAAGCAAAATGAATAAGGTAGTCAATTCTACGACTACGGGTGGTAAAGTGTGCATCAGTGTTCAGGTATCGAGTATTACTTCCACGTTCATATCTATCCCATTGAGCATTGAAGTCAGCACACATTGTCTTGAGATCCTTACCCTGATAATGAGTATGAACTGCTACAACAATACCTCTATCAATAACCTCGTCAAAGTTATATGTAAGAGTGTTGGGAGTGAAACTATTAGTGCCGCCATAACCTATAAAATCACCCTGCCAAATACCAGGAGTTTTACGCAAACACTCAAAACATGTATGCAAGATAGCAGCAACTCTAGGAGAATCGCCATGATTGACTTCTATATCATTATGACTATAGTTGATCTTGACTTTTACTTTATTGAATACACTTTTAGTACCAACAAACCACTTTCCTTCATTTGTTCCAAATACTATAGCAGGAGCACCGTCCCACTTTACAGTGGCAGTGCTTCTACGATCACGCAGAAACTGAAGCATTTTGTCAAAAGTCTCGCGATTATATAAAATCGCGTCTTCTGGGTGCTCGAGATGGGTGTTTTTCATGAGTATATAATAACTCACAGAAAACGCCATGTCTGTCCCCTATGTGACAGTTTTTATATAAGCACACCCCCAAAACGATGATGCTGCTGTTTTTGAACGCTTTTTATATAAAAGGCAATTTGCCATAAAAAAAGACCCTCACTTGGAGGATCTTTCTTCATTTTAGTTTGTCTCTTTTACGAAGTTTAGTGCCTGGTCTATTAAGATCTTTTTTTAATTGTTTTAAGAACTTAAGATGTGCTTTGAGTGGGTCAGTTATATGTTGACTGACTCTATTATCTTTACTCACTTTCTGTCCAATTCAAATGTGGAATGTCATCATCAGTGAACTGACTCATATCATCGATGAAAGTCCACTCTGTTTCCACCAAATCATCA